AGGTGGGGTATCCTGATAAAGATCACGCCGTGGAAATGCGCACAATTGAATAGGAGGTGAGTGATGGAAGGTCCTCTCGTGTCGCTCGTGCTTTTATCGTGGCTGTCCGGAGTGGCAACTATGGCCATCGTCAAATCTGTTGAAAATAAGGACGCAGTAGTCTCCGTATATTTGACGCTTGCTACTGTTGCGCTGCTTGTCTTTGCTGTCCTTATTGCCGTATTCATTGAGAAAAGAGTCCTCGGATGCTGACATGGATGCGTTTAGTTTGTAGCCTGGGATTAAACAGGAAATGCACATAGTTGAATAAAAGGTCTTATTATGCCTTTTGTTTCTCTCCATAATCACACAGAGTATTCAATTTTAGACGGTATTGGGTCTCCCCTTGAATGGGCGGAAGGGGCTAAGGCCAAGGGGATGCCTGCAATTGCCATTACAGATCATGGGAATATGTCTGGTGTAATGAAATTCTATTTAGCTTGTAAGGATGTTGGCGTTAAGCCGATAATAGGTTGCGAAGTATATATCGTAAGGGATGTGGAGGAAAAGACGCGAACAAGGGGGCATTTAGTTCTTTTAGCTAAGAACTATAAGGGGTATTTAAACCTATTAAAGCTAGTTAGCGAAAGTTCTCTTCGTGGTTTTTACTATAAGCCACGAGTTGATTTTTCTATGTTATTAAAATACAGCAAGGGACTTATTGGTTTATCTGCCTGCGTCCAGGGGCAAATCCCATTAGCTATTGCGGCTGGGAGGTCGTCTCTTGCGGTTAAGTTAGCAAAAACATTTAAGCGCATATTCAATGGGGATTTCTACTTAGAGTTAATGCCCCATAATCTTAGTGGGTTGGAGCGCATTAATTTTGGTTTAGTGAATATATCTAAAGAATTAGATATCCCCGTGGTTGTTACAAATGATTGCCACTATATAAATCCTGAAGACGTAGAAATCCAAGATGTCCTTCTGGCTATAGGCTTACATAAACCAATAGAGGAGTCGAGGTTTGACGTAAGGGATTGCCATTTGCGCGGTGCAGACGCAATGATTAAGGCGTTTTGTGACCATCAACCAAAATTCTATAGTATGCACCCCTCTTTAATACTCAGGGGTTGCGCAAATACGTTGGAAATAGCGGATAAGTGCGATGTTGAAATTCCACATGGTAGTTTTGACTTTCCTATTGTGGATAAAGATAATCCTGAGCGGTTAATTAAGGAACTTTGCGCTAAGGGTTGGGTTAGAAAGTTCCCCGAAGAATATGAAAGGATTAGAGAAGGAAATTATAATACCGCATATTATAAGCGATATAGAGTTGAGATTGATACTATCGTTGAGATGGGTTACGCTAATTATTTCTTAATGATAGTTGACCTTGTGTCCTGGGCAAAAAAACAAGGGATATGGGTTGGGCCAGCGAGAGGAAGCGTAGCAGGATCACTTGTGGCCTATTTGTTGGGCATTACAGAGGTTGATCCGCTTAGGTGGGGGCTCATGTTTGAGAGGTTCCTAAGTCGATCAAGAAAAACAAAGATTCCAGATATTGACTTAGATTTCCAGGCTGATAGGCGCGGGGAAGCTATTGAATATCTTCAAAAAAAGTGGGGGGAAGATCGTGTAGCGGCTATCTGTACATACGGGCATATGGGGGCTAAGGGGGCTATCAAGGACGTTAGTAAGGCTTTTGATGTCCCTTTTCCCGTTGTAAACAGTATAACAACGCAAATGGGTTTTAATGTTAGCCTTTCTGATACTAAAACATTAAGGAAGGTTCCTGGTTTTGTGGAGTTTTGTCGTAGAAATCCAACAGTATTCAAGATAGCAAGAAGACTTGAGGGAAAGATTAAATATAAGGGAACGCACGCTGCGGGGGTTGTGATAGCCCCGGAGCCCATTGATACCTATTTGCCCCTTAGAAGGGCTACAGGGCAGTCTAAGGGGGTTCTACCGGTAACACAGTGGGATATGGATGATGCCGCTGAAAGGGGACTTGTGAAGGTTGACATCCTTGGGCTAACAAATCTCCAGGTTATGCAGGAGGCTTCCGATTTAATAAGAGAGGAGAATTCTGGGTTTGATATACATAAATATGATTTTAACAATAAACAGGTCTGGAAGGCGTTCTCAACGGGTCTTGCGATGGGGATATTTCAGGCAGAGAGAGGACACTTCAGATATTTACTGAAAGAAATAAAGCCTCAAAACATAAATGAACTTGCGGTTGTAACCGCGTTAGTTCGTCCTGGAGCCAAAGAGGTTGGACAGGATGAATTGTATATAATGAATAAGAGAAATCCTAGGAAAATTGTATATGACCACCCCTTATTTGAAGGTATCCTTAAAAATACATATGGTGTGTTGTGTTTCCAAGAACAAGTGATGGCTATCTGTAATAAGGTTGGCGGGATTAGTCTTGACGATACAGACCTTATCAGAGACGTTCTTGCAAAGAAGAAGCCTAAAGAAACAAGGGAGTGGAGAGAAACCTTTTTGAAAGGGGCAGAGAAGAGGATAGGGCCTGAGTTAGCGAATAAATGGTGGAAAATGATTGAGGCACATGCAGGTTATTCATTTAATCTAAGTCATGCAGTTGCTTACTCAATTATTTCTTATCAGAATATGGTAATGAAGATTTTTTATCCATTACAGTATATGACCGCTTTGTTGCGCAATAACCTTAATAGCGACAATCTTGGTTTGTACATCGAAGAAGCCAATAAAATGAAGATACGAGTTAAAGAGCCCAATGTAGGATTAAGCGATATTAATTTTAAGATGATTCTTGATAGGCCGGAGCATCCCATAAGGGCGAAACGTGGATATGTATTGGCAGGTTTTTTGTTTATTAAAGGAATTGGAGTGAAAAGCGCAAGTCGGCTTGTGAGGCTAAGGGATGAGCATGGTGTGGGTAAGTTCCTGAATTATGTGTCTAAGGGTATTCTTAAGAAGTTGGAAATCGCTGAGTTTAGAGTTTAAGGGAGAAGAGATGAAGAAGCTAATAGGTACTAGATTTGTAGTGCAGAGGATGGATGGTTCCTATAAGTGGACAATAATTATCTATGGGAGATTGAATTGTCCTGATTTTAGTGTTAATGGCGAATATAAGCATAAATCTGCGGATGGTGCGAGGAGAGGAAGTGGGCGATGGTTGAAGAAGTTTGGCATTGAACTACGCTGGAAGGACTAAGGGAAAGAAATGAAGGGCTACAAAGCGGAAATAAAAGCTTGGGAGTTTTGTGGGGGAAGGTGGAATTGGACGATTGGATTTATGCTTAGGGGGCAAGCATATGGGGATGATGCTAGGCTTACTTCTGGTTGGTACAAAGGTTATAAAAGTGCCTCATTAGCTCGCAGGGCAGCGAAACGTTGGGCTAAGAAGTTAGGGATTGAACTGTAAGAAGGGAGAAGAGATGAAGGGGTATGTAACGATCCGGGCTAACCCCCCTATTGATGGTGGGTGGAAGTGGACTATATTTGCGTATTATCCCAATAGTCCTATATTGCTTCGTATTGAGGCCGAATTTGCCTATAGTTCTGTTGATAGTGCGGATAGGGCGGCTAAACGTTGGGCGAAGAAGTTAGGTATTGATTTAGGAAAGGGAGAGAAATGAAGGGGTATGTAAGGAGGTACACTGTTGATGGTGAATGGAGGTGGACTATATTTGCGCGTCATCCCAATAGTTCTATTCGGCTTCGTGTCGAGGGCGGATTTGACTATAGTTCTATTGATAGCGCAGATAGGGCGGCTAAACGGTGGGCGAAGAAGTTAGGTATTGAATTGTAAAAATGGAGAAAGAAATGGAAGGGACCTATTCGGTTTATCCAGACAGTTATAATTCTTGGATTTGGAGTATTTATGTGGTAAGGAATGCTGGCGTTGGTTATGAGATAAAGCCTATTTATCATTATACTTCTCGTAAAAGTGCTATGAATGGAATGAGAAGGGCCGCTAAGAGATTTGGGATTACAGCACTTAGGAGGGAATAGTCAATGTCTTTAGCTTTTTTTAATAGACCAGATACTTATACTAATAAATTAGGTTCCAAGGAAATATGTGGTGTTGCATTAAAGACGTTTAACTCTGAATTACTTGAAGTCCCCCTTGAGAAGCCCGATCTTCAAGAACATGTTCAAATGCAGGGCTCAGGGCTTTTGTATTTTAATATGTTGTTACAACGAGCTAAAAATACGGCAGATAAGGTAAATGCAGAATATGATGAATTGTTGGCATCAACAAAGTCGCAGGCCGTTACTGAGTTGAGAGAAGAGTCTGGGGCTAAAAGGCCCACTAATGATGAAATTAATGAGAGGTCAAAGACTATATTTGAGGATAAAAGGAGTGGTGCTAACGCATACTATGTTGGTTTAGAGAAGAAAAGAGATAGAGCAAATAAAATCCTCAGTATGCTTGAGATATGGGTTAGGTGTTGGACAGCAAAGAGTTTTGATATAGGTAGCCAGGCTAAACTTTTAGGTGGAGGAGACATGTAATGGCTTATGATGCTTCTGAAATTGAAAAACGGATAAAGGACAGGCTTAAAGGTCGTGGGATGGGCGGTGGAAAGCTGTGGGTTGATTATGATAGGAAAGTGACAAAGGTGCGATTGTATGGTGATTTTGTTGTGGTTCCTAAGCACTGGATTCCTGTGGGAGGGAATAAGCGGATTCCTGCTGTTTGCCCTGGGAAGGGGTGTAGAATTCATAAGCTTGTCGAGAAGTTGGGAGGATATAAAGACTATGAACAGACCGCGAAGAGCATGTGGGCAAGCGACAATTTTGTTTTTAATTGCTGGTGGTTGGATGAACCAAAAGATAAAAATGGGGATTTGATTTGGAAGGTTTGTGAACTGTCATGGTCTGCGATGTCTCAGGTGGTTGATAAAGCGGCCGAAAAAGGAATTGATTATCTTGATCCCAAGAAAGGGCATATTCTCGGGATAGAAAAAATTAGTGTTAGAACAAAAGGAGGGAGGACTCGAAACCAGTATGCAATTCGTTTTTCTAAAGGGCCTAAGCCTATTCCGCGTGAGTTGCTTGATCTTGAGTTGAACGATATAGCGCCTCTATATCCTCCTTTTGGAGATGAAATTTGGCAGCAAGTAAGAAGCATATATCGTCCTAAATTGCTGAAACTTGAAGGAGATGTATCGACCAAAGAAGAGGGGGATAATTATGATGAAGATGAATATGGTGAAGATGAAGATGATACCGATGATGCCGGGGATGCTGTTATAGAGGATGATGATATTCCATTCTAAATAAAGGATAATGTAATGGGGATTAAAATTGAATCGGTACAAGATGAGTTTGACATTACAGTTTTAAAGCCCAAGGATACATTTGAATATGAGGGAAGGTATTATATGGTTGTGAATGTTGCCGCCATTATTAGTGGGGGAGAGGTTAAGGGGGATTTTTTCTGTGTTGATTTTGGCTCTGGGTTTGTTAATGTATTTTCTTCTAATCCAAAGAAATTAAGTCGTCCGTTTCGTAAGGTTGATTTTATTGCGCACGAAGAGAAAGTTTAACGAGATGTCTTGGAAAGGAGTAAAAGATAAAGACGGTCTTTATAATTTTTGCACTCGCTGTTCTTTATGTGAGACAAGGCGGCAAATGGTCTTAGGGTACGGAGGGAATAAGGCTATCTTTGTGGGGGAGGCCCCAGGAGAGGAGGAGGACTGGAAGGGGAGACCTTTTGTGGGGAAATCAGGGAGGCTTGCACGCAGGGGGCTAAACAATCTTGGTTTTTCCCATAAAAGTGGGTTTTTTATGAATACGGTTTTATGTCGTCCCCCTCGAAATAGGAACCCTACAGCAGATGAAATAAAAGCCTGTCGGTTTAGAGACCGTCTTTATCTTGCAGTTAAACTTAATGACTGTAATACCGTAATATGTTTAGGGAAAGTTGCCTTTAGTGCCGTTGTTAATGATCGTGATATGTTTGAGACATTATGGAGGATGGAAAAATGTAAATATAGGATGAAACTCAGGGATATTACAGTTTTTGTTGGGAAAACTAAACATCCTGCTTATTATCTAAGGCAACCCGATTCGCAGAAAAGTTTTGAGAGTGATATGTATAAAACCTTAAATTTTCTTGGCCTTTTACAGTAAAGGAAAATAATTTTGCATAAGTGTATTGAAAATTGGGCAAATGTAGTTGCTGGAAACGTAAGGAATTATATTGCTAAGGTGAGAGAGGCCAGGGAGAATGATTTGGAGATAGAAGCGGCATTTAATGAAGGGACCGTTAATGGGCTGAGGATAGCTGTCGCTAAAATGCTAATGTCTATGGCCATGGAAATGGAAGATACTAGCAATTCCTTACAGACTATAATTGACGAGTGTAAGAGGATAAATTAATTGAAAGGAAGAAGCTTTACAACGCTAAAGAATAAATTAGCTAAGGAATTTCCTGGCTTGATATTTACTCCTGACGAGATTAAGCCCTCCTTAATTATGTCGTCCGGTTGCATAGGGATTGACTGGATTACAAGGATCGGGGGGTATGAGGCAGGGAGAATATATGAAATATCTGGGCCTGAGCATTCGGGGAAGACAACACTTGCATTACTATTCATTAAGCAATGTCAGAAAAAAAATATCCCATGTGTGTACATTGACGCAGAACATTCAATGGATAAAGATTATGCCAGGTTCCTTGGGGTTAATGTTGATGAACTTATCTACGCTCTTCCTGATACGATGGAAGAAGCTTTTGAAATAGTTGAGAAAATAGCAGAGCAATCTTCCATTGATAATTCTAAATGTGTTGTAATTGATTCATTTGCTGCTTTAGCCCCAAAAAGAGAGATTGACGGGGGTGTTTCTAAAGACACAATAGGGATACAAGCTTCGGTTATGAGTCGCTCATTGCGCTTGTTGAAAAATAAATTGCGTAGAGGAGGGTGTTTTCTTTTAGGGACAAACCAGGTGAGGCAAAAGGTGGGAGGGTATTTGTCTGGCATAGAGATTACCCCATGTGGGCAGGCCCTTAAGCATTACGCTTCTGTGCGAATAAAGCTATCTAATTATTCTTGGGTTAGGAAAGGTGGAGTTAAAACCGGAAAGGCTGTAGCACATAGGATACGTGCCAAGGTTATCAAAAATAGGATGGGATGTCCTTTTTATTCAACCGAGTTTAATTTAAGGTTTGAAGGAAAAATTGGGCTAGATCAAACGCTTAGCATTATTGATACGGCTATAGCGGCTAAGGTCTTAAGGAAGGTCCAAAGGAACAAGAAGAAGGTTTTGGTCTTAGGAGATATGGAGTGGAAAAGTATGAAAGAATTTGGCGGTAGTGTCAATAAAGATGTTCTTAGAAAGATGGTTGTATTGATTAGGGAAAGAATTCAGGAAGATAGGAAAAGTTTGTCTTAAGGGGGTATGGTCTTAATTGAGATACTAATTATGCGGAGGTTGGAGTGAAGGTTTATCATATTGCCGATTTACACATAAGAAATGGTTTTACCTGTGGGGTAATGAGAAACGGGTTTGATTCTCGATTGTTTGACCTGAGAAAGCTTTTGATGTCCGTTGCTTTTGATGCGGCTAAATATAAAAAGAAGAGTAAGGGCGAACAGGTAGTCCTTATAGTTTCGGGCGATGTATTTAATAGCCCAGACCCAGATACAATATCTCGCTGTGTCTTTGATGAATTTTTATTTTTTTGCCTTGAAAATTTTATTTATATAGTGATGATACCAGGTAATCACGAGGTAGAAGGGGCGTATACGTCTCTTGATAATTATGCAAGTATGAACCTTAATCCTTTAATGGTTAGCACCTGTAAGAGTAAATGTTTTGATGTATGGGAGAAGGGAAGGATTGGGGTTGTCCCTTGGCAGGAAGATATTGGAAAGATGATTGACGGGATTAAGAAGGTTAAGAGGGGAGGGGCTGCAATCCTAGTTACTCATGGGATAGTTGAAGGGTTTGCTCCGAATAATTGGGAAGAGAGAAATGAGTTAGACGGTAGAATACCGGTTAAGCTACTTAGGGACTTTGAATATTGTGCATTAGGTCATTTACATTGCAATCATTTCTCTAAGAATATTGGATACCCTGGAGGAATTATAAGGGAGGGTTTTCACGAAGGAAATGTTGAAAAAGGAGTTATTGAACTCACATTTAAAGGGGGGAAGCTTACACATAAGGTTTGTAAGATTTTTACTGATAAGCTTTTTGCTATTTATACTTTTAGCAAATCGGGATGGAAAAAATATAATGCTGACTTAAGCAGTGGATGTATTAATTTTGTTAGATTTAATATCCCATCTTCTTTAATCCGTTATAAGCAAAAGTTGATTGACAAAGTTCGTAGAGATGGGATAGACTATGTAGAGGCGTGTCGCTTAAATGGGCCTATCAGCCAAGGAGGGGAAGGAAGGAAAATTGAGAAGGCTAATGTTGTAAAAGGAAAGGGATTAAAAGAGTTTATGGAAGAATGTATTGTAAGTGAAATAAGCCGTAAAGGATTTAAAATGGCCGATGAGATAAAATCTGTTTGTTGCAAGGCTTTAGATAAAGTATCTATAGAATAGGAGAGAAAAGATGGGTCTTTACTTAACAAGAGATGTAGAAGGGTATGGACTTTGGAATGGGATGCCACTTTATAGTAAAAGGGAAGGGGCGTTTGTTGTCAAGAACAACTTTATACTAAATTATTGGGGAAATAAGCGGCCTTGGATGGTAAAACTTAAAGTGGGGGAGATTATGAAAATAGACTATATAGACGGCAATATACGGCAAAGAAAAGTAAAAAAAACATAAAAGGTATACAGTGTTATGCAATTGTTAAGCCTTAAATTACATAATATATTTTGTTACAAAGATGTAGAACTATCTTTTAATGATATGTCTTCAGGGACTGTGTTGGTGTGTGGGCAAAAAGACGGGGATATGAAAGCCTCTAATTATTCAGGGAAAACATCTTTATTCGAGGCTATTACGTGGGCGTTGTATGGACAGGTCTATAAGGCGAAAGGAGAGATAAGAAGCGGTACTACAAGGGCTCTTAAGGTGCTGAGGTCGGGGAGTAAGCAGGGTTGGGCCGTATTGTCGTTTATGATCGATAATCATAAAGTGGTTGTTAAGCGTTCATGTTCCGGAACTGTTAAAATATCTGAAGGGGATAAAGAACATAGTTTCTCAAGGGTAACGAAAGCTAATGAATATATCGAAAAAAATATTATTAGGATGAGCTTCGATGCTTGGATTAATAGTATTATGTTTAGTGGTGAGAGATTTGCTAATTTTCTTTCCCTTAGTTCATCTCAGAGGAAACAGGTATTGGAGGAGGCAATCCGTGTTGAAATACTAAGGAAGGCGGGAGATATTGTCGGGAAGAAATTGAAGTCAGAGGCTATTAAATTAGATGATATTGACAAACGAAAGCAAAATATAAGCGGGAGAATAACAACCTATAAAAAGCTTATTGGTGAATATGGTGTAAAGGATTTTCAAGGAGAAAGAGAACGTATAATTAATGAAATTGCTAAATTAGAGTGCGACAGTAGGAAGAATAAGAAGGAATACAGGAGGGTCGAGAAGAAACTATACTCCCTTGACAATGAAAAGGCTTTGTTGGGGGCACATAGAAAAGGGGGGTATGCTGAGAAGAAAGTGAAAGAGGGTTTTGCAAGTCTTGTGTCTAAAAATCCAGCCATGTGTCCTATTTGTGGGCATGATGCCGGAAGAAAACTTCCTGATATGATATTGTCTTTTATGGATAGACTTTGCGCTTTATGCTTTGGTCCTAGCGATGTTGGTAAAATTGAGATTTTAAATAAGAAGCAGGAGGCTGTTGAGCGTGTTTTTACAAAATTAGAAGAGAATGAAAGAGCTTTTACTGATAAGATTTATTCCCTACATGAACGCTTAAAAGATTTTGATAAACTGTTATCTCTAATTAAGGCGAAGGATGACTACAAGAAAAACTTGAGGAGCCTTTCTATAGGTTATCGAAAACAAGCCATACTCTGCGATGAGGTGCTTCGTCCGTCTGTGCGGGTGCTTGGAGTGGATGGGGCTGTCAATGTGGCCTTAGAGGCGATCTGTGGTAGTATTCTCAATACCCGTCCCAATGAATACCTTGCCCAGATTGATTGTCCTTTCCGTGTAAAGTTTGTGCTAGATAATAAACTTCACATATTTGTTGTCCGAGGGAAGGAAGAGGCTGACATAAGGAGTCTATCGACGAGCGAGAAAGTAATCTTGTCGATAGCAATTTCCCTGGCCCTTGGTGATATTTTTATTACCTATAGTAGGCCAGTGAATTTTATTGTTTATGATGAGCCGTTTATATGCGTAGACATTAAAAATAGTGAAAAGATAATGGATTTGTTCAAGGGAATAGCTAGAGAGTGGGGGATACTCGTATTTATCATTTCTAATAGATTTGACATCATTAGTATACATAAAAATTCTCCTTGTGTTTTTGTGGACAATAACAACGGCATATCTGATGTTAGTTATTTAAATAGGGTCCCTGTAAATAATTAATAAGGGAGAGGAATGTGAGGAGGCACGTAGATGAAGATGACGAACTATCTTTTGGTGAATTGTTGGATGAGGATGAAGAACTGGTATGTGGGGAATATGACATTGAAGAGAGGTATAAAAGAAATGTTGATTTGGAGGGGAGTATTTTTGTTTGCGGTGTAGCTCTTGTGGGGCTTATTGTTCTTGCTGTAATAGCTTTGGTTGTTAGAAAAAATAATAATGAAAAAGAATAATAGATATCTATTTGTTGATGGCAACTACCTGATGCACAGGTCTTTTCATTCCATCAGTGGCCTTGAGTCGTCAGATGGGATTGCCACCAATGCAATATATGGGTTTTTGAAGACATTTATGATGGTTTTAAGGAGGTTTTCTCCTGGGCGTATTCTTGTTGCATGGGATTGCATGAGAGAGGAAAATGCAAGAGTAATGTGGACCAAGAAATTGCTTAAGGAGGGGAAGATAAAGAAGTCTTATAAGTCTTCTCGTGGTAAGGCGAATAAAGGAGATGACTTATATACTCAGTTTGATTACACGAAGAAGATATTAGGTTTGCTTGGTGTTAGCCAGCTTATGATAAATCATTTTGAGGCAGATGATATAATCGCTGGGGCTGTGAGTGCCGTTAGTCTTACAAAATTAAAGGCACATGAGATTATTATTTTAACAGGAGATAAAGATTACGTTCAATTACTGTCATTCCCAAATGTTAGGCTGTGTTTTTATGATGTTTCTAAAAAAGAATGGGTAGTTTATGAAAGTGGGGATATTATTGATGGGGTCAAACCTGAAGATTGGGTTTATTATGGTAGCTTAATGGGGGATGCGTCAGATGATATCCCTGGTGTCCCTGGTATAGGTCCTGCTAAGGCTAAAGTGCTCATGGAGCATGTTGCTTATGAGGATATTCTTAGGTATAATTCTTTAAGTGTTTTAGACAGGGCCTGTTTTAGGACAGGGCATTCTGAGAATGTGTTAAAGATTTTTGATGCGGTAATGAAGAATTATGAATTATTTATTACAAGTAGGGCATTAAAAGAGATGAAGGGGGATGTTTTACGTAAAAGTGAAAAATTAATAGGCTGTAATTTTAGGCTAAAAAAACCCTCTGTTAAAGCTCTTGGAGAAATTTTCAATGAATTAGATATGAATGAAATTACTCCGCTTCACCTTATTAGATGTACTGGGAGGCTGTAAAAATGAAGAAGTATCTAGGATTTGTTGGGTTTGATCCAGGGACAAAAGGGGGCGCTATTGCGTTGTTGGTTTCCCCAAGGAGAGAAAAGGAAAAGGTAAGTTTTGTTAAGTCTTTGGATTTTCACCTTGTTCCTACGTTGGGCGGAAGAAAAGATTGTGTGGATGTATATTGGTTGAATGATGTTCTTCAGAAATGGAATGAGCACAAGAATATATCCATAGAAATGGTTGCTATTGAGGATGTTCACGCTTTCCCTAAGCAGGGGGTGGCGAGTGCTTTTTGGTTTGGGGATAGTTTTGGGGCGATCAAGAGTGCTGTAGCGGCCATTAGAGCCCCCTGTAAGCTTGTTACTCCTGCGAGATGGCAGAAGGCCACCATTGGTAAAAGGGCTGGAGGAAACCATGAGTTAATACGTTCTGAGGCGATAAGGATGTTTCCCGATGTTGACTTGAGTAATAAAGGGGACCACAATAGAGCGTGTGCGCTAATGCTTGCGAAGTATGCTAAAATGGGTTATTATGGAGAAATTATAGATGGTAAAAAATAGAGTTAAAGCCGATAATCTATTTAAGGGGTGTTTGAATGAACTCCTATGTAAGTATTGAAATTGCTAAGGGAGGATATTGTTGGTGTATTGATTTTGTATCAGAGGGTGTGTGTATTGACATGGATTGCGATGAAATTTATACTACTAAAAAAGGAGCTATCAGGGGTTGTAAAAAATGGTTGAAGAAAATTGATCTGAAGGCGGTATGGGAACATAATGGTGAGGCTTTTAATTAAAAGGAGTTAGAGATGGCGGATGGAAATAGGAACCAGTTTGTTATCTTTTTTAAGTCGGGATCATTTGTAAGGGTTATGTCCAGTATTGATCTTGTGCAAAAGTTTAGTGTAGCTAAAGCGGCTAAAGAGGACCAGTTCCTTGTAGCAACGACTAGCGGGGATGTTGTTGGCATGATTTCAACGGACATAGATGCGATTGTAAATTCTAATGTTACTACATTTAATTATTCTAGGGCTGGTGGACACCCAATGCAGAGGCCGTATAACAGTGAGAGAACCTAAGAGGGAACAGTAAAATGGGTATTATTGACATTAGCGTAGTTGGTGTAACATTTGGTGATCGTCCCAATAAGATTAAAAGAATTTCTGAGGCCGTTGATAAAGGAAAAACAATTGATGTATCCTTGAAACCAGTAAAAAATGAATATGACCCCATGGCTGTTGCTGTGTGCTACATGGAAAATGGGAAGAGTGTTCAGGTTGGATTTGTCCCGAAAGAGATAGCGGGCCTTATAAGGATGGCTTTACACGATAATATGGTTAAGAAAGTTGTATTGGATGATGTTGGATATGATGAGCAGAAGAAGATTCCTTGGATGCGTATAAAAGTAGGAATGGGATAATGGAAATATATGTGGGAGATGGAGCTGTTAAGAAATTGAATGAGATGACACAAGACTGCGAAGAACGGCATGAAGCTGGATGGCCTATTAAGTGTGCTAATTGTGGAGCATATTATTCTCCTGATGAGGATTGGCAAGATCACACAGTTTGTTCGCTTGAATGTAGTGCGGATTATGCTGCTTATTTAAATGGGGTTATCGCAGGATTTTAGTTGTATAATTAGTTTTTAGAATAGGATAATACGATGAAAAACTGTCCGAAATGTGGGGCGTTAGCAGTTCTTTTCGCTGATTACGAAAAGAATGATCTCTCGGCTCTTGGGTTACGATGTTTAGATAGGTGTGGGTGGATGCGCACTATGGCGGATGTTGAAGCCGAGAATGTTAAGCTTAAATCTGAGATAAAAGATGTCTTTAAAGGATTAAAAGAAATTTTATCGCCCATGAGCCTTTGTTTAACAGGAGGCGTAGAATGGAATAGTTTAAAAATACAACTAAATAATGTCTTGTGTAGAATCAATACCGAATAAATAGGCGTAGGGTGCATTTAAAGGTGGAGATAGGATAGATGCCTAAGATTATTTATGTAGAAAAAGCTTTTCGACCTGATAGTCTTTTAATGATTGACAAAGCTAAGGAAGGGGATGATCGTAAAAAATTAAAAGAAGTGTCTAAATTAGTTTTTAGGAGAGAATGAAAGGCTATAGGATGAAAGGACGGAGGTTACAGAAATGAACATGGGCGCGGGTGGCGCAATGCGCCGGATCGCAGATGAGTCTTATGCTGACGACGGGATGGTCATATGCACCCGCCCGCTGGAGCCGGTTGGGGAAAGCCGGTGCCCGCGCCTTGTTTTTTTAAAGGAGACGTAGAATGAGCGTATTATCTAATGTTATGGAACTTGTGCAACAGCGAGCAGATACTGGCAAGCAGCAAATTAATGCGGCAGACGTGAGTCGTGTTTTGCGGTGTTTTTGGGATGTAGTGTTTAGCGATCAGATTACAGATGAAGAGTATGACCAGGTACAGGCAGATGCGCTTAGACTTTGGAAGAAACGACAAGCAAGGATGTTGTGGGAAGATGACTGTGAAGTGACACTCATTAAAATGGGGAAGCCCAAAACTTAATAAATAAGCAGATAGAGGAGAATAGGGGTGGATGTCGTTCCTGAGGTTAAAAGACAGACTAAGACTTGTATAGTTTGCCGACAAACTAAACCTATTTCTGATTTTTATGCAAAATCACGTAAGTGTGGCGGCTTTTTTACCGAGTGCAAGGAGTGTTTCAAGGAACGAGTTAGAATAAATTATGCACATATACATAATTTTGGTTATACCCGTGGGACAGTTATAACTCAAGAGGTTATTGGGAAAAAACTAGGAATAACTCCGCAAGGAGTGTCTGTAATAGAACGGCGTGCTCTTAAAAAGTTGGCTAAAGCTTTTAGGATTTTAGAGGATGGGAGTGTTGATGAACGGGAGAGCATGGTAATGAGGGTGGCATTAAGTATGGGGGAGAACTGGGAACGGCAACATAAGGACCGACTTATAATTAGCAAGGAGAATAAAATTGCCCAACAAACCTAAAGAATTGGATTATGTAGAATTACGAGATAAACTAGATAAAGATAGGTTTGTTCTTGTTAGACTTCAAAAAACTCCTGATCCAAAGGAAGGACAGATTGTTTTAGAAATTAAGAACAGGTCTCAGAAAGTATCTGAATCTTTAAAAACTATAAAGGATAAAGAAAAAGAGGAAGATAAAGACAATAGAGAACTAGATGAAATATTTGAATATGTGAAAGAGAACCTATCGAGGGCGGCTACGGTCTTGGTCCTTATGAAGGCCGACGCAAAGCGTTCCGGGCCTAGTTCGAGGGGGCAGGAGACCTATGTGGGGAGCGTAGTGCATCAACCTAGCGAGTCTATTACGGGAGAAGGCTCTAAGCCTAAACAAACAAAAGAGGAAAATATAGCGGCTGTATTGATAGAGGATGCAAAAAGAAAGGCTGCTATTTATAGAAATAAGCTTGATGCTTATGTAAAGACAATTCCAACATTAAGGGCCGATGAAGTAGTTCAGGTGGTAGGATACTTTAAAAATACAATTTTAGCTTTAAGTGAGATAAAAAAGCAACTCATTAAATATAAAGACGAGAAGGGGGCACAGGGAGCTATTGATGTTATTGATGAATTAATTAAGGACTGCAATAAGGGGATTGGGGGAACGGAAAGAAAAGGAGAACATGTAGTAAGCAAAACAATGAGGAAAGCATTAGATTGTACAGAGAAGTTAATTAGTTCCGTAGAGAATGACTATATGGGGCTTAATAGGGCGAACCTTGAATCACGAATAAGAGATTTTCGTCAAATTATTGTAGTTTTTAGTAAGTTTAGGAGTCTTTCTCAAATGGGAGAAGAAAATAGAAAAAGGAGTGTGAATCTTGGAAGTCGCGTTGGAGTTCTTTTGAAGAGAATGCAAAGGCGTTTTGCAAAGTTAGGATAAAGTAATGGGACACAAGTAATGAGTGAGCCGAACCCCTGGGAACTACCGGGCGAGGAACTGGACGAGGCGGTGGCGAAAGCGAAAGGGTGGGTGGAAGACCCCAGCTGGTATTGGGAGCTCGGCCGCCCCTGGCTGCTGTGGAGAGAGATCAGGGTACACATGTTGATTCTCTACGCACAAGGAGCCCACAGAATAGCTCCATACCGGCACCCAACTCTAGATTTTGGACCGCTCTCCCCCGAGGCCGTCACCCGCGCCTGGCTGTGGTGGTGGTATCACCAGGAGGACAAAGAGAAATAAATAAAAATTGTAGAATAATTTGTGGTGATTGTGAGAAGGTTATTTGCTGGTTTCCCAATGAAGTAATAGACCTTGTTGTTACTTCCCCGCCATACAATGTAGGGCTTGGGGAAAATAAATATAATAAACGGGGGTATGATCTTTATAATGATAAAAAAGGGTTTAAGGATTATATTGAATGGCTAAAAAGCGTATTTTCTTTGCTGAAACCTAAAATGAGAAAAGGAGGGCGTATTTGCATCAATGTTGGAGATGGGAAGAATGGAAAGGTCCCAACGCATGTATTCATTTCTTCTTTTATGATGAGTATTGGATATTTGCCTATTTCTATAATTGTTTGGGATAAGAAAGAAACGAGCAATAGAGCTAGTTGGGGAAGTTGGTTGTCGCCTTCGTGCCCTAGTTTTCCCCGGCCATTTGAATATATTTTAATATTTGCCAATGAAACAAGAAAGCTTTGTGTAAACGGGGAAACAGACCTTATTAAAGAAGAGTTTATAAAGTATTCTTATGGTTTATGGGAGTTTAGTGGAGAGAAAAAGGGAAGGGTTGGGCATCCCGCTCCTTTTCCAGAAGAGTTGCCATACAGGCTTATAAAGATGTTGTCATGGAAGAGGTCTGTTGTTTTTGATCCATTTTGTGGGAGTGGAACAACCTGTGTGGTGGCTAATAAACTGGGAAGGAAAACCGTTGGCATAGATATATCAGAAGAATATTGCAAGATAGCTAGGGATAGGATTGAGCAGTCTGAAAAGGAGAAATAAAATTCCTATTACAAGGTTGTGGCAATTGGCAGGAGTATTAGTGGGGAGGGAAAAATGAGCACAGTAGAGAAACTGAATTGGCTGTGGTGGTGGTATCACCAGGAGGACAAGCCGTGAAGCCGAAAACCGACATGGTCTACAAAATAGTACGACGCAAGGGCGGTGAGGAGTGTGTGAAATAGCCTGGAATAGAATTGAGCAAGCAGAAAAGGAGGTAGAAAATTCTTATTACTAAGGTTGTGAATGTAAGGGCAGGGGGATGCGACGTATATATCGGGCGTCCTTCGATATGGGGGAATCCATTTATTGTTGGCAAACATGGAACACGGGAAGAGGTTATAAAGAAGCATGAGGCGTATTTACGGAAGAATCTTTACTTGATTGCTAATTTATATAAGCTTGCTGGGAAGCGGATAGGGTGCTATTGTGCCCCTAAGCCTTGTCATGGTGATAATTATATAAAGCTTATACATGAATTTGGATTGGATTTATAGTATGGTTATAGAGAAACTGGACCTATCAACCGTGAAAGGCCCGTCGCCCGAACTAGCAGCGGCGGTGGCAATTGCACTGGGGTGGCGCAAAAAGGGTTGCGTCTGGCTGGAACCGAATGGCGACTCGCGATGTCTGATTTGGACGTCCGCTGATGGAGATGATCGCCACCGTTTCGTATGGCGTCCTGATCTGGACGACTCGCCCGCTATCCAGCTACGGGAGACGGAGGTGGCGCTGACAGAGCCACAATGGGGCCGATATACAGAGGCGCTGGAAAAGCATGTATGCCATAAACATGGAACTTACGATTACTGGATAATCCTACGGTTTCTACGTCAAGCCCCCGCTTGGCTCTGCTGTCGTGAACTGGTGCGAGCGGTGAGGAGTGCGTGAAATAGCCTGGAATAGAATTGAGTAAGCAGAAAAGGAGGAATAAAATCGGAAGCCTTAAAAAACATCGTGAAAATGTAATTGAATTTAAGAAGAAGGTTTGCAATAAATATCCCGAATATAAACTTGGTATGTGTCTCGCTAAATTGAAAAATCCCTCAGGAGATGGGCATAGTTTTTGCAAAAGGTTGGCCATCAAAGGGACATTGCGTTGCAGGCGTCATGGAGGGCTTAGGGCTGGTCGTCCTGTGACTACGGGCCGCTACAGCAAGGATTTCACAGGAACGCTTGGAGAGCGGTATGAGGAGTTTCGTAATGATCCTAAATTATTGGATTTAACGGATGAGTTGGCTTCTTTTCGTGCTCTTTTTTCCGAGTTTAAAGGGCGTGGAGACGAGCTAATGGATATTGGCGTAGATGAAGATGGTAAACTTGTTATAAAAACTGTGATTATAAAAAATCTACAAGAATTATTGAAGAATATTAGCGTAACGGTAGAGAGAATACATAAAATACAGTCTGGATATTTTTCACCAGAAACATTGCCCATTATTATTAATCAAATTGTTAGTATCTCGGGAGGACTGTTGACTAGGTGCCCCCATTGTGGTAAAAGTCTTGCTGAAGTGGGGACTAGATTGTTTAATGCCTTACAAAAGATAAGAGTCCCTGGCGCAGAAAGTCTTAAGCTTCCTACGATGCCTTCTCAAAAAATATTAAAAGGATAGAAAGCTTACAGTCTTTTTACGTTTTACATTTTTATATTTATTTATGCAACATAAATAGGCTGTGCATCTCTCCTTTATAGATAAGGATTATTATATGGGTAAGAGTGTAAAAGGGAAAGGAACGATTACTAGTGAAATTAGTGGGATATATGATAAATATAGCGGGGGTGAGATAAGCAAGGATGAGTTGGGCGAAAGGATTTTTCCTTATCTTGAGAATTTAGCGGCTTATTATTTTCAAAAAGCAATTAAAGATGGTTTTGGTGAAAATGATGGCGTTTTTTCTACCATTATTACAAAAGAAGAGATTCTTTCTGATTTAGCTTACAATTTTGTGCGCTCTATAGATAGGTTTGATCCCTCTAAGAATGTTACATTTGGAACATTTTTTTTCAAGAGAGCTATATTTTCTATATTTAATGTGTATAGGGCCATATTAGGCAGAAGTAAAAATTGTCATGTTTTTAACGCAACGGACGAAAGAGAGGGGTGCCCTCGATCTTTTTCATTAGATAACCCTAAACCCCATATAACTTTTTTATTTGACAATATTGTTTCAAGAGATAGGACTACTTCATATGGGGCCTTTAAATTGGGAAAGGCTGTAGACGCAAGCATGGGGACTACGGTTGTTATTGCTACTGGAAATGTGTTAAGGCGGCTTAAGGATGGACATAAATTATGGGGGGGGTGGTTTATATTGCATTATTGTGGAGATGTTACATTGGCTGATATTGCGAGAAAGAATGGTGTAACATTAGCATATATACATCAGAAAGTTAAAAGCATAAAAGAAAAAATAAAGATTGAATGTAAGAGATTGGATAGAGAGGGGTCTTTTATAAATGTTTAATCCCGGTATGAATGCGTTTGAAATGGCTAAAAAATGTTTGTGCGAAATAGGCAGACAGGGGGAAGAGTATTTTAGAAGGAAAATAAGCGATCCTCCTTCTCGTTCTTGTTTTAAAGAATATCCCGTTTCCACAAGAGAGTTTTTTAATAAATGGCTTGGAGAACCTTGTTATCCCTTACAGCAGAAAGGAATAGATAATCTTCTTGGAAGAAATCCCCTTAAGTGGAATATAAGATATAACGAGGGGATACTTTTTTGGGGAAAGGGAGGGGGAAAAGATAGAACGATTGCAAAACTTCTTGCTTATGTTATTTATTGGTGTATGTGTTTAAAAAATCCACAGAAGTTTTTTGAGAAACAAGGAAAAGATAGTCAAATTGCTTTTGGTAATGTTTCTATCAATAGGGATCAGGCAGCACAAGTATTTTTTAGAGAATTTAAAGCTATTCTTCGTAATATTGTTGACCCAAGAACAAAAAATAATTGGTTTGAAGATCATGGGGTGAATTTAAGTGAATCAAGGGGACACATTCATAAACGCGACATTGAATTTCCAGGAAATCTTGTTGCCTATTCTCTTGATTCTCGGGAATACACAGGAGAGGGGTATAATCTATTAGTTGTTATTTTTGACGAGATGGGGGGCTTTAGGCCCGAGGATGCCTTCCCTTTGTATGGTGCGTTAAAAGACACACAAACTTCTCGATTTCCATTAACACATAAGAGGGCTTTATTATCATTTCAGCGGAGTCCTACTGATCCGATGAGTATTCGCTACGAGGAAGCTAAAACAGAGCCCAGGACATACAGAATGAGGGCTTCTACGTGGGAAGTCAATGCGGCTAGAAAAAAAGAAGATTTTTCTGAAGAGTTCCTTAAAAATCCTGAGCAGGCAGAACGTGTTTTTATGTGTAAGGCAAGGGTAGGAGAAAGAGGATTTTTTAGATACCCACAAGTTATTGCTGGGGGAATAAATAGGCAAAGGCCCAACCCTATTATAGCGGGGTCTTCTCGTATTTTTGATTTAATGAAATTGAAAATAGACGGGCTTAGACCCGATTTTATTGGTAATCCTAATCTTCAGTATTTTGGGCATTGTGATTTGGGCACTGGTTCTATAAAGAAAAAAAGAGGAGGGAAAGAGTCTTTTTCTCCTTCAAACGAAAGAGATTGTGCTGGATTTTGTTTAGGTCATATTGTAAAGACGAAGGTTAGGGCGTTTAGAAGCGTAGGGGGAGAAAGCAAGTCAATTATTGAAGGAGTTGACCTTTCTAGGTTTAATGGGAAAGAGATGTATGGTGTCTATATTGATATATTTTTTCAATTGACCGTAAAAGAAGGGGAAATATTTTTTCCATCTATTATTGATTTTATTGACTATCTACAGAGAATTCGTGGGTTTTATATTAAGAAATTCACGTACGATGGATGGCAATGCGTTTTTTCAGATACATATATCCCCCTATTAAGTGGGAGGAAGATTAAAATAAAGGATTTGGTGGGAAACTATGAAGGAAAATATGTTTATTCTTATGATATAAAAACGGGGAAGGTTGTTCCGGGAAGGGTAATTGGTGCAAAAAAAACAGGCAGAAAGAGAATTTTAAAGATAACATTAGATAATGGTAAATTTATTAAGTGTTCTTGTGGGCATCCTTTTTTAATGAGGAATGGTAGATATAAAAGGGCAAGAGATTTAAAGGTTGGAGATTCTTTAATGCCTTTATGTCGGCGTTTTTGGAAAGGTAAAATTAAAGGATACACGGAAGTATATCACCCTGAGAGTCGATATTATGAGATGGTTCATAGCATTGTTGCGAGAGAAGTTTTACAAGGAAGAAAGAAGAATGAAGTAGTCCATCATAAAAACTTTGTTAAGTGTAATAATAATCCTGATAACTTATGTGTGATGGATAGGAAAAGCCACATAGGGTTACACGGTAAAAATGTTAGGAAGTTATGGAAGATTCCGTATTATAGAAGATTGTTTATGGACGGGATTAGGAAGGTCTCAAAATGGAGGAGCAATAATAGAGAATATAAGGATAAGGTAAGGGAGATAATTAAGAGGGTTTGGCAAGGAAGAAGTATAGAAGAAAGGAAGAAACTTTCTCAAAGAATTGCTAAGAGTGTAAAGAAATTGTGGGATGATCCCAATTATAGGGAAAAACAGCGAAAAGCCCATTTAGGGAATCCGGGTTTTTGGAAAGGTAAAAATAGATCGCCTGAAACTTGTGCAAAAATAAGTAAAACGAAAATGGGAGTTAAGCACGGGAAATATAAAAATCATAAAATTGTTTCTATTGAAATGGAGGGGATGGAAGATGTTTATGACATTAAGGTAGAGAAATATAATAATTTTGCTTTATCTGCTGGTGTTTTTGTTCATAATTCAAAAAGTGATATTCAGCGTCTTAAGGCTATGGGGATTAATTCTGAGGTGTTGTCCGTAGATAGAGATGCCGTTGCGTATGATACAATGAAAGGACTAATGTACTTAGGCCTGTTGGATTATTATAATAATCTTATTTTTATACGTGAATGTGAGGAATTGGAAAAAATAGAGAGGGGGAACAAATATATTGTTGACCATCCTGCGCGTAGTGTAACCAGGCGAGTTCAAGAGGGGCGTATATCGGGGTCTAAGGATTTAACCGATTCTTGCGCAGCCACATGTTTTCACTGCATGGAAAGTGCTGGGGTTGAGTTTAGTTTTGGGATTCTTAATATGCAACCGTCTGAAACCGATAACCTTTTAAGGGATAGGGACCATAGAGGGGCTGAAAAGTATTATGAAATAGTAAGAGGAAGAGAAGTTCAAAAAGGGGTTGATACATTGAAACAATTAAGACAAGTCCCATTGGTCCGGTATGGAGAGATTCCCGCACAGGAATTTCCTGAGGTTGATGATGTTCTTAATCTAGGGAGGTAGATTATTGGATATTGTAAATCTTGTAGATAACAATAAAAAGCCAGCTCATTTGAAAAAGCGGATTACTTTAACCATATTTGATGATGATCTTGCAAAACTTATTTGTGATATATCTGAAGCGGTTGAAATAGTAGGAAATAATAACAACGAAGTAGGGATGTCATTGGAGGAATGGAGGGTATGGTTTTCAGATCATTTAACAAAGGGAGAATAAATTGGGCATTTTAACAGGATTATTTATTACATTTAAAATGTCTTGTTTAATTTATGGTGTATTCGCGTTGGCTAATATGTTTTATAGGATATATTGGGGGGAAGTATCTACGAGAGGCACCTACAATCTATTAGAGTTAATTATTTATTCAATACTCATAGGAATTGGGATAACATAAGAAGCAGAGGAGGTTAGATGGATAATAATGAAATAAAAAAAATAAGGAACGCGATAGGTGAGGTGGATGAGCTTAACAAGGCCCTGGGGGTTGCGATTGGGGCCTTGGCAGTCAAGTATGGTCCTAAGCTGCTTGCGGGGGCTAAGAAGGCATGGAAGGGGGTTAAGTGGGCTGCTGGGAAGAAGGGGAAACGGGCGCTAAGAAGGAAGTTGGTACAGAATCCTGTAACGGGTAAATTAATAGCACGTAAGAGACGTTTTAAAAGGAGACATCCTCGTGCATATAGGATTGGAAGCGGCATTGTTGATTATGCGGCTCTTCATGCTGGGTTTAATGTCGCTGGGAAGGTGGGAAGGAAGATTAAAGGTAGGCGTGAACGAGAACAGGTATATAGACAATTAGGCCGAAGAAACAGATAGTTAGAATAAGGAGAAAGAAATGAGTGAGGTGAGGAATATTCTTGGTGAGATTAGAAGTGCCGTTAAGACCATGAATGGGGAGATTCAAAAAGTATCTCCTCGTGTTTTAGGGTTGATGGCAAGGGGAACTAAGCGCAGAAAGCAGATTACAGGGGTTTTAAGGGGGGTGGGCTCTGCTGCGTTGAATGTTAAAAGAAATGAGGCTGCTGCAAAGACCTATAGAGGCATGGCAAGTGCCGCCAAGACTTCTTCTAAAAGAAGGAAATTTTTAGCTTTAGCTCGTAAAGCCGAAAAGACGGTGCGAACCGGTAGGAAGGCTAGGATTGGTTCGGCTGCTGCCGGAGTTGGTGCTGTTGCTTATGGTGCTGGTAGGCGCAGGGGAAGACGGCAGGGAGACGAGTATGAAGGAGAGGAAGAGTATGCTCGTGGAGAAGGGCGGGGGGTTGGTGGTCCTCGTCAGGGCTTAGGTCCTGTTGCGTACTGTACTTGCCCTAAGTGTGATTATAAAGTGAAGCATACCCCTAATAAACCTTGTCTTGATATGACTTGTCCTAAATGTGGGGCAAAGCTGGTTGGTACAGAGAAGAAACCTAAAGAGGCGGCTAAAGAAGAGTTTAGCAACCATATTTCTGAGCCTTTAAGAAATGCCAAGTTTGCCGCTGAAGTATTTCAAGATAGAGCAAAAAGGGTAGAGAAAATACTTAAGACGATTGAGTCGTAGCACATGGATACTATACAAAAAATTCAAGTTCAGAATTTAAAGAAGGTTGTAGGTCGCCTTGCAAGACGGGCTACTCTTTTGTCTATAGTTCGTCGTATAGGCCCAAAGGTATATTATACTTCCGGCGGTCTCCTTATTGGGGCTAAGGTAGCCAGTAATAGGAGAAGGAAAAGGAAGAAGAGGAAATGGGGGGGTGCTCCTTGGCGACATTTTAGTAAGGCTGCACTAATCTCGAAGCGTACGAGTGACTTGGTATTCAGTAAGATGATCGGGGAGTATGAAGATGGAACAAGTAGAGTTTGATTTTAAAAAGATTGTTAATGCGGGAGAAGTGAAAGAAGGGGATATATTTGCTATAAAGACGGAATATCGTTTGCATCCTGAGCAGTGTGTTAATTTTCGTAAATGTTTTGAGGAATGGTTTTCTGGGATGAAGACTTTGATTATTTTTTTTAAAGTGGGAGAAAGCATAGAACATATCTCTGAAGAAGAAATGAATAAAATGGGGTGGTATAGGAGGGATGATAGGGCAGGTAGCTGAAATACCCAAGGTTCTTCATAAAACCATTTATTGCTGTGGAGAATGCCCTTTTTACGGATATGTGCATTTACCTGGATTTCATAGTATAGGTAGTTTTATTGGATGTAGGGAGCGAAATATGTTTGTAACTGATAGCCAAGCTCCTCCTAAAAAATGTAGGCTACCTAATTTAGAAGATAATAGTGGATAAAGCTCATAATCCTAGACTAATAGCGACACAGCGATCTAAAAAGCCCTATAAGAAGATACCTACACAGAGAGTATCTTTAATTAAGTCTGTGATGCAGGCTGCACAAGACAATAGAAGCATCGTTATAAGCTACACGCGGGTTAGTGATGGGAAGCGAGTTAAGCGTAATTTAGATTATTATTCATTACGTTTGAGAAAAGCCGGGGGAAGGGTGCAACCGGTATTATTTGGGTATCATCCCGCACACAATAGTATTGAAATGTATGTCGTAAAGAACATTCACTGGGTCAAGCCCGGACGTAGGAAATATGAACCTATATGGCCCGTTGAGATTGGAGAGAAAGGGATAAAGAAGGGAAGGAGACAAATATCAGAGATTCTTGAATGGGTTCCTGCCGTTAAATATAAAAGGAGAATATATGTTGGGGGTGTAATGTGGGATCGTAGTTTTAAAGATAGACCTTATTTTAGAAGGGCCATGCACCATCCTGATATTATTAGGACATATTTACAGGATGAGATAGACAGGCTTGGATATGATGAATTTATTAAAGGAGTAACAAGGGGGTGGGTTGACCTTAATGGAAGATTTCATTCTGTGCAAGAAGTTAGGATAGGTAACGAAAAACTTGCTGCAAGAAAGCAAAGATTACAAAAGAAAATGGAAGCTGGCTATAGAAATAAGATGAGGAAAGGTGGAAATAGGCTTCAGCGTTTTATATGGAGAGATAAGCCAAGCAATAATTATGCCTTTAGAGGGGTATCATTTGTTGAACTAAAGAATATTTATAAAACTAAACAAATTAAGTCTCATGGTAAAATGAATATTTTTGATAAGGAACCAGGAAAAACGTATTTTTCTGATACGGCTGTAGTTGCTTCGAGTAGGGCGGCTGACTATAAAGGATACCTTTTAATACTTAAGAAAGATAAAAGATATTTAAATAGAGGGATAAGACATTGGGAGGACATGCTTTATTACACCCCCACCAAACCTGTCCCATCGTCTATTGTGAAGAGGGTTATAAAGTTTATTCCTCTTAGTGCTCCCGGTAAATGGCCCGAAGAGTGGTTTAGTTATGCTGATGTAACAAAGAGATTTAGGGATGGGTCTTTATTCAGTCGAAAGAAGAGAATAAGGAAAGTTTCTAATAAAACAAAAAAGATAAGGCAATTAGATAACTTTTTTGCTTCTCTTACAAGGGCGGTGAAGTATGGGCGTAGTGAAATATATCCAGCAAAAGACCCTTACGAAACTCACGAAGAGATTTTTGATAGGGTATATAGAATTGCAAGGGGCTCTAATGGAAAGGAGGGCTATGTTACCCCCACTGGTCGTTTTATTTCTTATTATCAAGCGTCTGTATATGAAAGAGAGTATGTTGAATTAGCTCAAGATTCTTCAATGGAATGGCCCATAGATACGGGGAAATATAAGGGGGTAAAAAACCTGTGGGAGCGTCCTAGGTCTTATAAGCGAAAGAAGAGAATAAAGAAGTCCCTTAGTGTTCCCGATGGTCCTAATATTTCTCCTGAAGGGAAAGCTTATACAATTATATGGGCAAATGGGAAGGGGCTAACTACATGGAAAACACGCAAGCAAGCCCTTCAATTTATTCGCATAAAAGGGGATGACGTAAACAGTTTTACTTATGGAGATAAAAAAGGTCCAAAATATATGGATGTTTCTCTTATTGGTAAGGCAATAATGAAGTTCCGTAGAATGCCGTGGCATTATATTGGAATGTTACAGAGGGCATTTGGGGGTGTATCCCATCATGTATTGGCAGTGGCGGCAAGGAAAGGTAAGCTGACTATAGAAAGGTTAGCCGAAGCAGGAATCCCTAGAGGTAAAGCCTCTTCAATTGTTGAATATCTAAAGAGAACAAGAATTCCCGGGAGAGTTAAAAAGCCTTGGGTTGCTTCATATTATCCCAAGGGAAGAGAAATTCACATGTCTCCTAATATTTTAGGGGGGAGAAAATGGGCGGCATATATACATGAAAATGCGCACGATATTTGGTTTAAGGTATTAAAGCCTAGAGAAAGAAAAATATTTACTAGAATAGTGCGTAGACATTATCCTGATTATTATAATGCAATTAAGGAAGGGTTAAAAGATAGCGGGTATAATGTGACACAAGTCCCTGGTGAATTTTTTGTTAGAGTAGTTGAAGCACGTAGCCGTTTTCCATCTAAATATAAAAAGCTTATTGGAGATGACCGGTTTTTCCCTAAGGTAATGAATTATTTCTTTACAAAATATCCCGCTTTATTAAATCCCCATAAATAAGAGGATGGCAATAGATTAATTAAATAAGGAGCAAGGTTATTATTAAAGAATGGGGGTTCTTTGAGAAGGTTGGTATATTGGACACTATTTTAGGGGAAACTAATAAGGAGCGAAAAATGGTTAATTTGGACGATAGAAAGTTTTTACAAGAATTGAGATACAAAGCTATTGCAAGAGCACACAATACCCCTAATTTAAGTTAGGTATGGGAGGAGGCTTATGAGGATTTAGCACAGGCGGCAGATAAGTTGGATGCAATGTTGGCAAGGAAAGTTATTATTGAGGAGAAAGAAGGATGAAGAGGATTTGTGTTGCGTTGTTGATAGTCATTGGTTTATTGGGTATGTCTGGCTGTGTTACACTTCAGGCACAGTTCGACGAGAAAGTTGATGTCTACGCAGATAGTATTGTTGAGGCTATCGGCCCTGAGCTAACTGATGCTATCATAACGGCGGCAGACAATGAGACCGCGAAAGCAATGGTCTTAGATTGGATTGAGGACAAGTGGCTCAAGGGAGACGATCACCCCGTTATTAAAGCGTTGCTATCTGAGGCCGCTGATATTGTTGTCAGAGAATTAAGACAGGCCGTTGAGAGACCGTAAAGATGTTTAAGAAGAAATGGGATAAAGGTCTTGTGGTCTTCGGGATACTATTCATTGTAATAGTTATAATCTGTGCCATTATTGGCATTTTTGACATTATAAAGCTTACTGGGGGATAAACCGTGAAAGATATATGCGCGTCATATTTATTGACCGCTGGGATGGTGGTTTTAACCTGCTTTCTTTTTCTAGGTTGTCAATCCAGCGGCCCTACCCTTGGGGACTCCCCACAAGCCCAGGATAGTAATTCAGACGTAGGATGGTATCAGGGGGTCACGACTAAGTTGAAGCTGGCCATACAAAACCCTAAAGTGCAACTAGGGACTGGGGCAACCGGTATATTTGCTATCCTTTTTTTAATATTAAGATGGTCGTTGAAGTTTATAAACCTTTTTGGTAAATTGACAGGGAGTATTGCAACTGCTGATAAGATTGGGATGGATCGTAAAGAGTTAGGGACACTTCTTAAGATATTTAAGCAGGGATTAAAGCCTAGTGAGCTTACATTCCTTGATAAATATTTGGTTAAGAACAAAAATAAGGTAAGTATAAAGGAGTAAGGTGATGGCGGTAGACCCAAGAGCGGAAGAGAATGTTGAGCCTGGGACAAGTCCCTCTCATTATGTTGAGCGTTTGACGAAGAAGTATTTAGAGAAGGTGCTTGGTAATAAAGACGTAAAGGGGGTTGTCGTTATCGCTGAGTTTCAAGATAGCGATGAGCCAGTTGTGAGGATATGGCCCTCTGCTTCAAGGTTATTTAATGTAGGGGCATCTATGGAACTTAATGCGTTTATCGGTGAGGATGATTTTAGGTTAGAGGGCGAAGATGAGGATTTTGAGGGAAGGTTGACAGATTTGGAGTTGCAAGGAGAAGAGGAAGGAGAATAATTAAGCATGAATGAGAGCCCCATATCTATAAAAGATGGCCTGTTAAACGCAAGAGATAGTAGGAGGAATATAGATTGCGGCGACATAAGATATGGGGCTTCTTTTTTATCTAAAGGAAGTTTGCGTAGAAAGAGAGATTTACAGATAAGGCGTCTTGAGTTATTCTTATTATCTCTTAGAAAAGCTCTTAATGTTGATGGACAGGTTATTGTGGGGAGCGAACATGAGAATCATTTACAAATAGCTGATAGAGTGGCTGTAAAGTTAGGGTATAAAGGGAGTGAAAGAGTTATTGATTTTGTGAATGGGTCAAGACGCGATGTGAATTTTGGCTTTGTAAATATAAGGACGGGGAAATGGATTGATGAAGATGCTGCCGTTGGGTTTGAAGGGAAGTATGCACGATTGATGGGAGTGGTTGGATTGCCGAATAGAAAGATTATAAGAAAGGCTAATAATAAGCTCCAGAAAGGTCTTTTACATTCAGGAGAGAAAGAGATTATCTTAAGCATCTGGAAGTGGCTTGAGAGGAATGGAGAATTTCAGCGTAGGATGGCTGAGATCATCACGAGGTATGGTTATGGGGGCATAGGGGGTAAGTTTGGCTCTACGGTCAAGCTATCTATGGGGAAAGCGATCAGGTTGGCTAGGGAGGCAGACCAACAACGGCTGATTGGCCTCAAGGTGTTGGCTCCTAGGGTAAGCTTCCTTGATAATGTTAGCAGAGATATGAAAAGGAGATATAAGGGGAATATAGAAACGATAGTAACTCTTCTTGGGAAGAGGAGAGACCAGTTAGTCAGTATTGCCGTTAGAAAGAAATATTCATAGGGTGACAAGATAATCTTAATGGAGCAAAACAATGGAAAAGGTAGAGACGGAAAATAAAAGATGCTATGAATTAAAAATAGGACAATTGCGTAAAAAGGTAAAGGGGTTAGTAAATGAGAGTGGACCCGAGGATGGCACCAGTGCATTAAGAGGGTTTGCCTTAGGTCTTGTTAATGAGATAGAGAGGTTAAGAGAAGAAATAAGGAGTAAAATTCCAATAAGATATTTAGCGGATGTAGACCTGGAAAGGATGGGGCATAAGGAGTTAAGAGATGCTATAATAAAGAGGGAGGTTGAGAGAAGTAAGGATAAAGCCAGAGGTAAGCCAGTTAGCGAAGAGGAGGGATTGAAGAACTTTCTTGCATGGTTTAAAGGAGAAACTAATTCACGTACAATACAGCTAATAATAGAAGATTTTATAGAGGCTCGTGACAGGATTTCATAGAATATATATACGGACAGTGGAGCAAAACAATGGACATGCAGGAAAGAGGGCACTTTTATAGGAAGGCATTCCCAAATTATCCACCCTTAGCGTATAATAATGGATGGTTATACGGGGTGTGGATGATAGGGAATAACTATAAAGGAACAGGATATTACGGGAGTTATCCTCCAGGCTATGTAAAGAGGGTGATGAGTTTATTTCCAGATATGAATAATGTTCTACATTTATTCTCAGGATCATTAAAGAAAGAAGACGTAGGGGAGAAGGATGTAAGGGTAGATTTACATGACGTGAAGAATGAGAGGACAGGAGAGGTTATACAGCCAGACGTGTGTTGTGACGTCCATAAGTTGAACAAGAGTATAGGGACAGAGGTATCCGATCTCATATTAGCCGATCCTCCTTACTCTGAAGAGGATGCTGCCCATTATGGTGTATGCTTAATTAATAGAAGAAAAGTATTTAAACAATGTTATAAGGTATTAAAATATAATGGTTATATGGTATGGTTAGATCAAGTATTTCCTATGTATAGAAAAGAATATTGGAAATTAGAAGGAACAATAGGGATTATAAGGAGCACGAATCATAGGGTGAGAGTATGTTTTATATTTAAGAAGTTAAAGGGAGAATAGTAATGTATGAGGAACTTGAAATAGGGATAATTGCTTTAATGGTAATAAGTTTCTTAGTAGGTATTTATATAGGTAGAAGGAGTAGAGATAAAGAGGTAGATAAGGTTAGGGGAGAGCTAAATAGGCATATATGGAATTCTTATATTAGACATGATTAATTACGTAGGGACTGACAAAGGAGAAGAGAGTAATGACTCGCCCAAATAAGCACATGTATTATTTAAACATTGCACATGAGGTAGCCAAGAGAGGAACGTGTTTAAGAAGGAACTATGGAGCAGTAATAGTTAATAATGACCAGATAGTTTCTACAGGATATACAGGAGCGCCAAGAGGACTTCCTAATTGCACAGACAGAGGAACATGCTTAAGGGAAGAGTTAAAAGTAAAGCCAGGAGAGAATTATGAGCTATGTAGATCAGTACATGCAGAGATGAATGCTTGTTTACAGACAGGGAGAGAGAAGTGTATTGGTGCAGCATTATACTTAGAGATGATAGAATCCCCTAAAGATAATGGGATGATAGAGGGTTCTCCCCGTATAATCCCTGAACCTTGTAGGATGTGTAAGCGAGTGATTATAAACTGTGGGATTACAACTGTGGTTACAAAAGGGATAGAAGCAAAAGCTGTTGGGAATAGAGAGTGGGTTGTTGTAACGTATGTTAAAGAATGGATAGATACAAATTTGTATGAGTTATAAGAAAAGGACGGTAAGTTAATCCCTGTTCAGGGTTTTGTGTGGAAGGGTAATAATGTATGATTTTGAAAAGATTGAACCTATGGTATTTTGTTTATCAACGGGAAGGACAGGGACTTTAACTCTGGAAAGGCTTTTTAGAGATAGTCCTGAAGCCCTATGTTGGCATGAACCCTTACCTCATATATCAGTATTTCCTTTAGATAAAACAAGGTCTTTATGGGACACAAGGACGCACTTATTTTGTCAATCTATAAAAGCGAATGTAGGATATGTAGAATTAGGCGCACACCTTACATTCATAGCCTATGAAATATCTAAAGAGCTTCCACAGTCTAAGTTTTTGCACTTAATCCGTGACCCAAGGTATTTTGTAAGATCAGGGGTAAGGAGAGGATGGTATAAGGCGGGTAGGATACATGCGGGTATGTGCCCTAAAGAAGGGGATATGTTTTATAAAGAATGGCCTCTCTTAGCAGAGTATGAGAGAGTTGCATGGAATTGGAGAAAGAGAAATGAGTGGATTAGAACATTTTGCGAGACATTACCGAAAGAAAGGCATCTTACATTTTACTCTGAAGACTTATTTGCAGGGAATAGATTAGATGTCCTTTCAAACTTCTTAGGGCTATCTCTCCCTTGTGGAGAAAATACAGGGAAGATATTATCTTGCCCCCTTAATAGTCAGAGCGAAGGAGAGTTCCCTAAAGTTAAAGATTGGAGCATAGAGACAACGAATAGGGTGTTGAGAATAGTGGAAGATGAATTAGTAAACTATACCAGATATGCTCACTTGTTAGTTAGTCCTATAATAGAAAAAGAGGAAAAATAATGCACCTTCTTGATGCCTTTAAAATTAATCCCTGTGTAATAGGGTTGTCTACAGGGAGATGTGGGACGATGACATTAACGGACATATTTAAAGATGCCCCTGAAGCATTTGTTTACCACGAACCTGGTCCTCAAATGGATGGTGGACTGAATACATTTTATGGTCTTGGGGATATACCCCATAATATTGATAATTGGCTAAAGTCAAGGGAAGCCTTATTGGTTAAATCTATTTTAGCTAAAAAGGGATATGTTGAACTTGGAGGCAGGAATGCGTTTAGGTGTTATGAAGCGAACGCCTGTCTTCCTCACTGTAAGTTCCTACACATAGTAAGAGACCCAAGAGCTTTTATTCGTTCTTGCATGAGAAGAAAATGGTATACCCCTTATGTTGGGGATAGGAGAGAAGGCTATAATATGTCTATGTTTCCAAATAGAGATGACCCTGATATTGAGCTATGGCCTAAGTGAGGGCCATTCGAGAAAGTATGTTGGTATTGGAAGAATAGAAATAGGTTTATCCGTGAGTTCTGTAATAGGGTAGGGACAGAGAGAAGTTTATTGTTTTATGCAGAACATATATTTGCGGGAGAGTGTTTATCCAGTCTAGCAACATTCTTAGGGTTAACGCTACCTAGCGGAGAGAAGATAAGGGCTGTTCTTAGTGACAATTATAATAGGCAGAAGGAAGGTGAATTTCCTAAGCCTGAAGATTGGCCTAAGGATATGGTAGATACCGCAAATAATATCATAGGGGATGAGTTAGATCATTACCCTCTTTATTGGGCAATTAACGATAGGTAGAATGTTATGATGGAATATAAAGAGAGATTGGGGGGGGCGAATATGACTGTCTTTCAAGGTTTAACTATCGTATGGGGCGTAGAGAGCGGTAACGTCTTAATACAATGAAGTAGTAAGACGATAATCTTAAAGTAGCAATCTGTAAAATAGTTATATAATTAGGAGGACATATAATGCCAGTTTTCGGTTCTGGGGCAGTTCGTATTCCTGAAGCAGCCAAGTGGCATCTATTATTTTGGCTATTAAGCGATTTATACACAGGGGCAAAAGGACCCGCTATGAGGGAGAAACTGGAGCGTATTATAGATCGCGTTCAAAGGCGCTATAATACAAGGAAAGTCTCCATTGATGGTGACTTAAAGAAAGTTTCTATCCTTGGTGAAAGCCCTATAACTGCTTTGCATGAGTTGATGGGTGTATTTAATAGACATAAACTCTCTAAGCAGCAGATACAGTGTGTATTCAGCCAATTAAATAAGCCGGAAGAGAAGGTTAATCTTGTAAAAGACTTAATTGGCGTAGATACTGATGAAGATAGAATGATATTAAAATGTGTTGCAACCGTAGCAGGGGCTAAAGGGAAGGTAGAAGAGTATGCTAGTGGTAAAATAGGGGTTTTTGCTAGTAAACAGGGAAAGAGATTAATTGACTATATTGCTCGTAAGAGTCCTAAGAAGGCAGCGGAATTGGCGCGGACTCTAAAGGATGCGAAAACTATCGGTAGGACGACAAGAGATGTTGCAAGACGCCATAAATATACAACAGGGGCAATAGCGGGTGTTGCCGGAACATTGGCTGTTCAAGCGGGTAGACGTAAAAGACGGCGTAATGAATACGAGGAAGAGTATGCTGGAGGTAAACTGGGGGTCTTTGCTGGGGAACAAGGGAAGAGATTAATTGAGTATATTGCCCGTAAGAGTCCCAAGAAAGCAGCCGCTCTTGCACGTACGCTAAAGGACGTAAAAACTGCCGGTAAAGCAACTAAGCGCGTTATTAGACAGCATAAGTATACATCTGGGGCTGTAGGTGGGGTTGCTGGAACATTAGCGTTGCAAGCTCATGCCCGTAGAAATAAAAGGAATTATGAGTATGAAGAAGATGATGGACTTTCTGTGGTTAAAGCTTCTCTTGGCCGTATAGCAACAAGATTAGGGCGAAGAGGAAAAGCCATACGTTCATATAAATCAACCAAGTTGGCTAGAGCGGCGAAACAAGCTGAGTGGATGAGAAGGGGGAATGCCCTTGAAACCCAGAGATGGGCAGGAAGGGTTGTTGACGTAAAGAGGAAGGAAAAGGCCGCTCGTAGGCGGCTTATTGCTTCTGGAGCGGCTGCTGGTGTAGGAGCTTTAGCGTTAAGGCGTAAGAAAAAGAAACCTCGTGAAGAGTATGAATTGGCTAGTAGGTTACGCAGAATTCTTCCCTATTTACGTGGGATAAGTCGTAAAAAGAAGTTAGCTGCATTAGCTGTTAGCGGTATTGGAGGGGCAGGGATTGGTACTGCTGCCTCAAGGCGCAGGAAAGATGAGCCTTTAGACTTAGATTACTTACATTATTATTATCCTGGTATTTATGATGATGAGTTGGGAGGGATATATGAGAACGAAGAATATGCGGGTGGCAATAAAGTATTTACAGGCACGCGAATAGGGTCCTCTGGGAAGACTGTTCATGTTGTTCGTGGGACACCCAATGCTGGTCGTGCAGGGAGAGTGGCATCCGCTAAAGCTGCTTATGCACAAAGAAGGACGACGACCCCTCAAGCTCCTCCAAAGGCAATGAGCCCCGCAAGGATGGCAAGAAGGACAAGATTGTCTTCGAGAAAACTTAGCACACAAAGCGTTTCTCCTGGCTTTGGGCATACGAGGGCGCGGGGAGCTAGGGGAACGCCTGTACGGCGACGTGGGGGCTCTTCTACGGGGACTGGAGCTAGAAGTGGGGTGCGCGTTTATAAGCCTGGGTTGACTCGTCCAATGGGAAGAGGGGGATTTAGGCGTTATACAGGAGAATTAGACAACCTAAAGAAAAGGATGGATGGCATATTAAAGAAAGTGAATAATATTGATGAAACCTCAATTAGAAAACAACAGCCCGATTCTACGTGGAGTCCTGGAGAAGGAAAGGAAGGGACGCCTATTCAAGAGGTTAGTCCTGCTAAATTAAAATGTTCTCAGTGTGGTTTTGTTGTTGACCTAGATAAGTCAAGGTTAAATGAGGTGGTTAGTTTAAGGTGTAGTCGATGTGGCGCTTTTGGGTCAATGAAATTAATTGGAATGGGAGAACAGGAAACACCGCCTACGACTGAAGGTTTACCTCCTGTAGGTGGAGAAGCTCAGAAAAATTCTGTTAATGTAGAAAATGAAGGAGGGATGGCTAAGTTGGTTGGATTTATGGGCGTAAAGAAGTTTGGGGAGGATTAATAATGCCCTGGACAACAGAACAGATGCGTCAAAAGGGGGCTAAAGATAATCCAGCTCAAGCTGCGAAAATAGCAAATGCAATTCTTCGTGATACAGGAGATGAAGCAAAAGCTATTCGCATAGCCTTATGGAAGACGAATAAGAAGTCTAAGAATAAACTTAAAAAAGTATCCACTTATGGCCCTATACAGACATCGACTATGCACGAAGGGTTTAGGAGAGATGTTTTATTAGAGAAACTTCCTTCATCTTTACGTGTATTATTAGTTGGATATTTTGTAGGCAGGGTTGGATTGAAGAGGGTATTGAGCGGAATAAGGAAGTCATGGAATATTCTTCCTATGCCGGTTAAAACGGCATTAATGGCTGCGCTTGGTGTATATTATGTAGCCAATAAATCTAAGAAGGAGTTCTCTAAAAGAGTTAATAAAGAGCGTGAATTTAAGAAAGCTGCATTGTCTTTAGGTAAATTTACTAAACTACAAAAAGAGGGTCAAAGAGGTCGTTCAGGATGGAGGTCTGATGATCCTCTTAATCCTCATACAAAGGGCTCTCAAGGAGGAAAGAAGGGGTCTCGTAAGAAAGGGGAGAAGCCCCTTCCAAGCCAGCGCAGGGAGTATGGAGAGCGCACAGGCTATGGAATACGCAGGGTTCCAAAGGGGACATTGTCTACACTTGGATATATGGCTGAGAGGGCATATTTAGCGGGGATTGAAGGCTTTGGAGGTGGAGGGGTTAAAGAAGTAAGAAGAGAGTATAAGCGAGTCCGTGAATTAAATCAGAGAAGGCGTAGAGAGGAGATAGAGCGGAAAAGCAGGACCCAGAGAGAAAAATATGTTGACGATGATTTAACGGGAACATTAGGATTCGTTGTACGGGGGGTAAAGCTTTTTGGAAATAAGCCTGTTACCCCTGAAGATAGAGAGAAATGGATTTCACAAAAGAAAGGTTTCTCAAAAGAGTTTGATCGAAGAAGGAAGCAACTTGGAAGAGACGTTAAACAGGTTGTGGCATCCGGTCTTGAGGGGGCTGGTACAGGAGCTACCGTAGGAATTATATGGGGGGCTATGAAGGGGTTACAAGATAAGGTGCGTAGACATCCTATATTAAACCCTCTTAATATTGGAGTAGATAGAAGGATTTTAGAGAGTGAGATAAAAAACTATAGAGCAATGAGAAGGGGGAATGAATTAAGTCGTCTTGAAGATATTAAACAAGAAAGAAAGAGTGAACAAGGAAGGGAGAAAAAGCGTAGGAGAAGGGGGCAACAGCCTCGTGATATGGAAGCAATGGAGGCTATGTGGAATTCTCAAGAAAAGAGGTTGACAAGAAACTTTATGGAGGCTGGGACTAAAGGGAAGGTAAATAAGCCTAAGTGGTATCAAAGAAGATTTGGTAAAATAAGTAAATCTTCTACATATATTGGGACTATATGCGATGTAAATGAGTTGATAAATAAGTTAGCCTCTAGCCCTGTTGGGCAAAATATTAATAAGGCTATTTCTTCTCATCCAGTAAGTGATTTAATGTTGACAAGGGAGGACTTAGGGCATAATTTAAAGCCATATAGGTATAAGCGTAAAAAGAAGCGAGTTAAAAGCGAATATGAATATAATGACGGATATGGCAACGAAGATGATGCTGATTATAGTAATTTTAGGAGAGATACATTAAGGGTTATACGAAACCTTGCTCAAAAGAAACCATCTGACCTTGCAAGGGGGGCCTTAAAGGTCTCTGGCAACAATATAGATATGGCATTTATGTATTTATATGAAAGAATCGGTAAACTTGATTCTGCTAAGAAGTTATTTGTTCGTACTATTAAAAATAAATCTTTTGAAAACAAAAGTGAAGAAGGGCAAACAAGATATGCTATAACATTGGCCAATGAATTGCAGGGGAAGTATATACGAGCTATGAAAATAATAAGGGCAGTTGGGGATAAAAGAAGAGAAGAGTACGAAGAAGCAGGCGATCATATTCTTACAAGGCAGCAAATGGGAGGGCGGCTACCCAAGATGCCTTATGATAGGCGGAGAAGGCGTATATTGAGGCATCGTAAACCAGAAGTGATAGAGGAAGAAAGGCGCAACAGGACAGAGGAATATGAATATGAAGATGACGATTTTAGTGAGATTAGGAGAAGCACCTTAAGGTCCATAAGAAGACTTGTCCAAAAGAAACCATCTGAATTTGTAAGGGCAGCCTTACGCGAGAGTGAACACGACGAAGATGGTGCATGGATGTCTTTATATCAAAGAATGAGTCAGCTTGAGGCCATTAAAAAGGAGTTTATTGTTGACCTTAAAGCTAAATCATTTAGGGATAAAAGAGAAAAAGGGCAAATAATGTATGCTTTAGCTTCTATCAATGAATTACAGCAAAAATATCTGAAGGCTATAAAGCTACTAAGGAAGATTGGAAGAAAAAGACGTGACAATAATTAATAAGCTAAACGTGGAGTAATAAATGGCTAACATTTTAACAAGAGTTAAGAGCGGTATCCAGAAAGCGTCTATGGTGCGCGTGGGGAGGACTGTCCCCGCCCCTAGAAAGGGGGGCGACCTTCTTTCTTCGATAATGGACTCTGTAGCTTCCGCTGGGAGGGATATGGGGCAAGGAAAGCGCGAAAGACCTAAAATTCTTGACTTTAAAACGATTGAAACATTAGCTCATTCTGACCCTCTTGTTTTTGCGATTATGCAAAGCCGGAGAGATCAGATAAAGTTATCAGAATGGGATGTCGTTCCAGATGTAGATGAAATACTTTCTGAATTAGATGAGTGGAAAGAAGTCTCCCTTATCCAATTAAAGCCCTTTGCTTCCGACCTTATTACTCCAAGATTTTTTAGATTGTCCAAAGAAATATTTGAAATAGGACAAACCCAAATTAATAGAGTCCTTAGGGATAAGACTCCTACCGTAGATAAAAAGACGAATATTAACATATTATTCGATGTCCTTGAGAGAAGGGTTAAGGATGAGGCAGTTAATATTTCCATCCCCATACGTGATCTTTTAAAGAAACCAAGCGATGACTATACTGGACTGAAACCCCTTCTTTTAAGGGTGGTGGATGACATTTTATTATATGATGCAGGGGTTATTGTAAAGAATAACAATTCTGCCGGAAATAAGTTGGCTGAGATATATGATATTCCTGGGGAAGAATTGGTTGTTTGTAGAAATGCCGATAGGTCGATCCCTAAACCTCCTGATACCGCTTTTGTGTGGAATAACAAGCAAGAGGATATTGCTGAGTTTACGAGAGATGAGATTGTTTATTTTGTAAACAATATGCAGCCACATTTTTACGGGTTTGCTCCGATTGAGGTTATGGCATATGTCATAACGACAAGTCTGTATGCAGATCAGTATAATATTGAGTTCTTCAAGAATTCAAACATCCCTCCCATGATTATTAATTTAGGGAAAGACGTAAGGCCCGAAAATAGAGTCGCTTTTCAGAGATTTTGGAATCAAGAGATAGGGCGCAGGGGAGCTATTCATCGAGTTATGTTTGTGAGTGGGACAGAAAAGATGGATAGCATTCCCCTTACGATGGGGACGAATAAAGATATGCAAATGTATGAATATCTTAAATGGTCTACATCTATTAAATGTGCTTGCTTTCAATTATCTCCTCAGGATGTTGGGTTTACTCAAGACCTTCATAGGACAACCGCAGAAGTCCAATATAAGATTACAAAAGATAGGGGATTGCGCTCTATTTTGACTTTGTTTGAAGATGGCCTAAATGATGGCATTGTAAAGCCGATGGACAAAGCCGGAATGGTAAAATTCAAATGGCTTGGGTTAGACACAGTAGACAATTCACTCCAGACAGATATTGATAATGCAGACATAAATAATGGGGTTATATCAAGAAACCAGAGACGTAGAAGGCTGGGGTTAAGGCCCATAAGGGGAGGGGATGTTATCTTGGTCCCTGGCCCTCAAGGGAATATGATCCCCATTGAAAGCCTTGAAGACTATAAAGAACAGATGGAAATTACAGGAGATATTGAGGAAAGTCAAACGACAGAAGAACAAGCGGGGCCGGAAGAGAAGCCTGATAAGAATAATAAATCTGTTCGCTCTTCCGCTAGGGAGGTTGCTGGGACGAGTTCTCCAAAGAGGTCTGCTCCATCCTCTTCTCGCAAGCAACCTCCCTCTAATAAAAAAGAAAAAGGTAATAATAAGAAAGAAGGTAAGAAAACAAAAGTAACAAGTGAAAAGAAGATAAAGAAAGTATTAGACGATGTTAGGAGAGAAAGTGGAGGGGATAGCCTTGTAAAGATTAGTTATATCAAGAAACAAGACCCCTATTTTACTGATTATAACTATCCAGCAAGACCCATGATGGGAGGCCCTTTAAGGCCAATGAGATATCCTTATTCCCAAAGAGGACTTGGGCCTTTAGACGAAGAAGAGAAGCCCGTACAGGCGGCTATACGCAGAAGCGTTGTAAGGGGGATTGCTGAAGGAGTTACCGAAGGGAAAGACAAGGAAGAGTTTGACCCAACAGCACAAGAACTTGAGAGAGTAATAGAAAGTGCTGGGGCAGGAGAAAGTAATTGGCTTACAAGGGCTATTATAGGTATTGTTGGGGTACTCGGGATTCCTGTCGCATCAAAATATGGCGTTAGGATGGGAAGAAAAGGGGTTGCTAGAATTGCACATCTAACCCTTAAGGCATTATTACGTAAGTATCCATCCGTTAGAAGGGTGATTGCCGGGAAACCTGTGCGCAAGAAAAATCTGATTTCAGCAATATTAATGTCGTTAGCGGGTAAGCATCACTATCTTGGAAAATATACTACTGCCTATGAAATAAGAAAAATAGAGGAAGAGTTAGAGAATGGGTAAGAGAATAAAATTAGAGCTATCTCAACCCGAGAAAATATCCCCCTCTATTATGAAGTTTATAGGGGCGGATGCTATTACTACCCCCGATCTTTATCCTAATATAGTAGCAATGGAAATGCCTTTAGTTAATTTTTTACATTTGGTAAAATTGGCTAAGGGGGCTAAACCTAAAGACATTGCTTCCGGTCCTTATTTAATCGTTAATAGGGACAATATTATATTTACTGGGAATAAGTCAAAGCAGGAAGCTTATCAAGACTATATCAGAGCGGTAGATATTATATCTCAAAGGGCAGATGAAGATTTGCCTCGTGGTATGATAAAGCGAACTGCAATGATAGTCGCTAAATATAATCTTCCGGCATTTCTAATTAGTCGTTTCGGTATAAAGAGGAAATGCTATGCGCACGCTTCTTACTTAGTAGATGAGAATAAGTTCAGCGTTGTCCCTGAATACTTTATTCGCTTTGGCGTTATAAATATGTTGGGGCAGTTTGTAGGAGAGTTTGAGAAAACTGTCTTACATGAATTTGGGCATACGATATGGTACCAGTTGCTTGACGATGAAATGAAAAGAGAGTGGGAGAGGATAGCGCCTGCGTTCCTCGATACGGACGCTGTGTTGGCGTCTGAGCGGAAGGAAGACTACTACCGGTCCACCAGTGCTAATCTGGCCGGAGAAGCTATTGAGAGCGATTTCTACACAAATAGAACGGCTCCCTTTGTTAGTGATTATGCAAGGTTTAACATACGAGATGACTTTGCAGAGAGCTTTGCATTTTATAAGATAGCGCCTGTGCAGTTTAATAAGAAGTTCCCTCGAAGATATAAGTTCTTTCAAGTGATTGAAAAAGATATAATGCCAAAGAAGGGAGATGTATTTAAGAAGTCCAATAAAGAGGTTATAAATGTTGATACTGGAGAGGAATATAAAGTAACTCCATTTGTGGATGTCCTTTTGCAACATAATAAACATCGGAGGCAGTTAGCAAGCAAATTAGAGAGAGACATTCGTTTATTCGTGAGAGAGCAAGGGCTTGGAATAAACTCTATAAAGACAATTGTTATATATGATGATTATTCAAAGAGTGCTAATGGGTTGCCTGAGCTTATTAAGTCAATAATATGGTTGCCTGGATTAAATGAAAAGAAAAAAGATAGATGGAGCTACAGTTCTCATTTTACTATTTTTAGGGATAAAGAAGATTTTGAGAAAGAAGTATTCAGGGCTCTTGATTTGGGGACATTCCTTAGCCCTAAAGCACTTGTAGTTGAGAAAGCTGGAGAGTCTACGAAGTCTGAACTTTATGGGATGTTGCCCGCTGTGAAGGTAGGGAGGCAAGTATATTCCGGGGATTCTACCGATATGCACTACCACATTATAAGAGATTATGGTTTATATGGGAGGCTTTTTTATGCAAAAGGTTTACGGGCGATAGAAGGGTTTATCTTAAGGACAGGCCGTTTTATTACAAGACCTCAGGCAGAGAAAATGGATAGAGATTTTGTTTTACGGGATGATAAAGAAAGATTTAATGCGTATTTTGATTTCCCTCCAGGTGAAGGGTTTGGGAAATTTTCTAAAGCCAAGACAAGGTTGACAAGAAAAGACCTTATGGGGATGAGACCTGCTGTTAAGATGGGAAGGAAGATATATACCGGTGGGCCGCTTGACCTTCATCACGATATTGCAGTAAGATATGGCTTGAGAGACCCTTCATGGCGGGGGTTTGTATTGCCTACGGGAAGATTTATTACTTACCGTGAGGCTAAAAAGGCTGATGCGGATTACCTAATGGAAGATGAGGTTAAGCGCGTTGTCGCTTGGAGTGAAAAACACAAATTTTCTAAGTCAAGAAAGAAGATTACAGAAAAAGACCTAATAGGTATGAGGCCAGCTATTAAAGTTGGAAGGAAGATATACCTTGGAGGCCAATATGATTTTCATATAGATATTTGCATAAAATATGGACTATTAAGGGGGGTTAAGAAGGAATATGGGTATGTATTACTTACGGGAAGATTTGTTTCAGCAAAAGATGCCAGAGGGATTGATGAAGAATATGTTGATGAGGACGAATTAAGAAGGGTAAGAATTTCTAGGAGATGGGGTAAATTATCCAAGCGTAAGAAACCTGAAAAAGATATTAAGTTTAAGAAACCTAAAGAAGTAGCTTATGTTTCAGGGAAATATCGTTTTGGTATGGATCAGTATCATTCATTCCGTATAAAGTTTGGAAAACAGTGGTATGACATTGTGACCAAAGAAGGATTTCCGAATAAGGGGGCAACGAAGGCATTATTTGTAAAATCGAATCCTCCTAAATCTGGGAAGGTGAATGTGGGGGGAAGAAAAGGGCAGTATACGAGGACGAAATTAGGGCTTGCAGAAGTAGAACGATGGGGATGGAGAAAAATATTTAGGGTATTAGGAGGGGCCTACAAGGGAAGGTATATTGCTGCCGGGAAACAATTGAGGCGCATAGAAGAGCCCGCTTTTACCGCTAAATATCTTCCGATAAGACCTAAGGGCATTCCTACGAAGAGGATGATTGCGGATAAACGCTATGAAATGATCCCTGAATCGGGAGGGCAACATGTTTATATTTATACGACGCCTACTCAAAATCGTATTATCTCTTATAAAAAGAATAAGAAAACAGGGAAGTACATAGATAAGACTAATTATCTTAGTGCCGTAAGAGATTATTCATTACCCGTTGGGAATGTTATTGAAGCTCAGGTTTTCTCAAGAGATGCTAATACAACGAGAAAGGTGTTTGGAACCAACCTTGTTAGAAGCAGGGTAGCCCAGAGAGAGTTAGGGATGCCAAAGGTAATGGCTACTGACATCATTCAGTATGCCGGGAGAGATGTTCGCTCTCTTCCCTATCAGACCAGAAAAGCTTTATTGAAGAAAGTAGTCCCGGATTATAAGTATTTATTTAAAGCTCCAAGTTGGAGAGCGGATAAGGTTAGAAAATTAAAAGAACTTAAGAAAATTGGTTGGAATAGAGTTGTTTTTAAAGATCGCTTAAGGCCGTTATCCAGAAGAGATGTTTCGTATTGGGACTTTAGCGAAAAGTGAATGGCTAAACAGTTTCTCCCATCAGGTCGATAATATAAACGTGGAGGTATGATATGGGCGCTCCAAGAGATGCAGACATTAAACAAAAAGATACTGATCCTATTAGGGTTGAGCAAACGGGAGAGCATGATGCCGTTTGTGAACATGAAGATGGGTCTGAATTTGAATTTACGTTCCCAGGAAAGTTTCCTTCTGAAATAAAAAACAGTAAAGGGAACCCCGGAAAATCTAAACTATTTAGTGGCATTGGAGAAGGGGACTTAGGAGGCTTTGCGGGGAAGAAAACTTTTGTATTAAGAGGGGGAGAATTGGTTGAAGCGTAACTATCGGGATATTTTGCACAGGAAGGGAATATATGGAAGTTATTAAGAGCTATAGAGCCCCAGCAGGCGCAGGACAAGAATTCAAACAATTTGTTCCAATTACAAAAGTAGATGATGAAAAGCATATGGTTTTCGGGGTAGCCACTGCTGATGGTCTTGATGAACAAGATGAGGTTGTTGAATGGGAAGCGACTAAGGAAGCGGTTCCTGAGTTTAAGAAGTGGCGCAACCTTAGAGAAATGCACCAGAATAAAGCTGTTGGCACAATCCCAGAACTTCAAATTAATGATACTGAGAGGTCATTAGAAATTGGAGCCCACGTTGTTGATGGTGAAGCATGGAATAAGGTTAAAGAGGGGGTTTATAAAGGATTTAGTATTGGAGGGAAGGCCCTCGATAAAGTGAAGGAATATAGCAATAAGTTTAATAAGACAATTAGTCGTGTAACTAAATATCTTTTAAATGAAATTTCTCTTGTAGATCGTCCTGCACATCCGAAATGTGTTTTTACAATGATGAAGCGTGGTAATGATGATCTTATTACGCAAGATATTTTACAGCATGAGATTGTGCAGAAATCTAAAGTTCTTACTAGTCTATTGGCGAAAGTAATGTCTGATGAGGCTATTGCAGAGCTACCTAATAACAAATTTGCACTTGTTAAGAGGTATAAGAGGGATGACGGAATACACGAGGAGTGTATTTTACCTATTCCAGATAAAGTTCATGCAATGAGCGCGCTACAGTTCTTAGGGAAAATGGGTCTTACCGAGTCTGAACAGAAAAAAGCTCATGGGCGAATTATAAAAGTCCTGGGTGCTAGTCACGATCCGTTGAATTGTTCGTATTGTGTTAAACAAAGAGTTAGAAGTACTGGCTTAAGTAAGGAGGAGTTGATGAAACGTAATGATGTAGCTCGGGCAAAGAAGATTTTACAGCAAATTGCTTCAAGCGAAGAGAGTGAAGCTTCTGTGCCCAATGAAGATTATGTGATTGAAGACGAGCCTCTGGCTGAGGCGACTGAACATGAGCCTGACACAACTGAAGAGGATACTCGATTTGTTCAGGAAAGCGAGGAAGGGGATAGTGACGAAGGGCTCTTCGATGATGTTGATGATCTAACGGGTGAAGCTGATGACAGTCTGCTTGACCGTTATGATGTTGACGATGCGAGAAGCGACGAAGAGTATGAAGATGATGGGGTGAACAGGCTTTTAGATGCCCTTGAGGAGGAACTGGAGGGCGAGGAGTCCTCAACTGTTGGGAAATCTTGTGCTTATTGTGGAACTACCTTGAAACTTCTTCATTCTGGGCAGTTTCAGAAAAATGAGGCAACCTGTCCTGGATGTGGTCAGTTGTACAAGCTGAAGACAGGGCAGTATAGCGAAGTAAGTTCTCCGGCGTCGCTGAGGAAAAAAGGTAATGCTAATTCTATGATGATTAGAAAGTTTGGCGATATTCTTGAGGTCCAAACTGGTTTAGCTGATGCTGTTGCCGCTTTGTCGGAGAAAATTGATGCTATTGAAGGGGCTCCTGGTCCTCGTAAGGGGGCTGAGGATACAAGGCAGAAAAGACCTATGAATAAGAGTAGCATTGATGGGTCTGAGGACGATGTTAATAAGTCTCAAACTCCCTCTCCGGCAGAGATTCAAAAGGCAGTTGGTATTAGGCAAAAGATTAATGCAGGAGAAGCCGTTCCTGTTGCGGACAGAACATTTGCAGAAGATGTCTTAGACAGGAAAATTAAGGCTAAGGTTACGTAATATATTGATCTGAGAAAGATTAATATTACATTGCGAATATAATGCGGAATATCGGGATTCGGTTATATTCTTCCAGGGGCGTAGAAACCCCGTGCGTTCTTTGACAACTTTATTGACAGTAAGGAGGTATGTTATGAATACTGGTAGTCCTCTTTCAGTTGGGATGACTGATCCCCTGGAAGTGCAGAAGGTCGTTAGTGATTTGCAGAAGGCGATATCGTCCACTGCTGTTACCGGCCTAATGTTGGTAAGAGAAGACCTTCAGGACGAAATGGCTCTTGCACTGCCTACCGATACTCCGATTAGAAATCGTTTACGTCGATTTCCGGGTAACGGTGATGCGCACGCTTGGTATCAGCTAACCGCCACGGTTCACGCCGAAGGTAGGTTTGCTGGGACTGGGCCTCATGCAGGCTTTTTCGCGGCTGGAGGCTTACCTACGGCTGTCCAGGCTAGTTACAGGTATATGAGTGCTCCCTACGTTTCACTCGGTGATATTGCGCAAGTTACGTTTTTCGCTCAGATGGCGGGTAAGAGTTATGCAGATAATAAGGCTCGCCAGGTGAAGATGAAAATGCTCAATGTTGGCCTAATGGAGGAGTGGGCGATCATCAATGGGAATAGCACTTATGATACTGGCTTGGAGTTTGATGGTTTTAATCGTCTTATTACTACTAATACGACGGACATGGCAAACGCACCGATTACCTTAAGTGCTGTGTCAACGACGGCTCGGTTAGTTGCGAATCTTGGTGGGAAACCGCAGTTTCTTGCGTTTTCTTTTCGTGATAAGCAAAACTTTTCTGAGTTAGTGTTGACGGGCTATTATAGGCTCTTTCAACAGCAAGGGGGTGGGTTGGCTGATGTTCCGTCTGGTATTTCTGTGAACCGCTGGATTTGCGATTTTGGGATCATTGATATTATTGGAAGCAGGTTTATATATCCGGCAACCGGGTATACTTCTAATAATGCGTATCTTATTGACGATGCAACGATTACGGATGACGGTAATGCCGTAGCGATGGTTGATTTGATGCCGGTGTCTTCAATTGATCTTGCAATCGTTAATACCAGCTATCGGACTCTGGTTGCAGAGTTCTCAGTTTTAATGATGACCGTTGAAGTCTTTCAGGCTAAGATCATCAATATTGGAGCGTAATAGAGCGACCCAATAAGGCTTGAAAGAAGATTGTTTATAAAGAAGGTTTTTCGGGACACCTTTTTTATTTTTTACATTGATTTATTCGGAGTATTTTAATGAAAATATATTCACTCTGGGAAAATGGGGTTACGATTATTCGTGGTAAGAGTTTTGAGTTTACCAATCATATATGCTATGTACCAGACGAATATATTTTTGATTTCTTGGTTGGTGGCCAGTATACATTCCTATTAAAAAATCCAAAACCATTAATAGAAGCTAAAAGAGGTCTTTTTATACGAGATATAGGACTTGGAGATATTCTTCTTTGCACCCCTCTTCTTAGAGAAGTAAAGAAAATAAATCCTGCCATTAAATTAGATTTTATGGTTCGTGATAGGTATAAAGAGTTATTTAATGGAAATCCTCTTGTCAATAAAGTAATTGCGATGAAAGACATTTCTACCGATTTATTAAATGAATATCAGTGGTTTATTAAATTAAATCAAATAGAGTTTGTTGTCGGGAAACATGAAAGCGAACATCGAGTAGATATTTTTGCAAGTTGTATCCCTGAAATAAAGTTGCCGATTAAAGATAAGTCTCTTATATACAACGTAGCAGAAGAAGAAAAGGAGTGGGTAAGAGGATACATTAAGACCCGTAGAAGTGTTGTTGGCGTGGTGTTGAGAACAACTTGTGACAACAGAAACTTAAAATATTCTGTTATTAGCGACATTGTTAAGGCTCTTTGTAAAAAAGGTATATTATGTTTGTTGATAGATCATCAACAACAGCAATCTATGTCTCCTGTAGATGGTTGCCTGGACTTAACTGGAAAATTAACAGTGCGTCAGTTGGGCGCTGTGATAGATAGGTGCGACGTATTATTTACTCCTGATACCGGGACTTTTCATTTAGCGTCCGCAATTCCTGGAGTAAAAATAGTTAGTTATTTTGGGGCTATCGATTCTTTATTAAGAATTACTGCCCCTGAGAGGACTAAAGTTATTTATAAAGAAATTGAATGTTACCCGTGTAATTCTTATTCATGTAAAAACCCAAGATGTATATGGGAGATTCCAGCAGAGACATACGTTAATTCAATCTTAGGTAGCTTAAAGGAGAAATAATGCCCCCTGTGAAATCTGGACTTTGTGAGTCTCACAGTGAATTAGCGAGAGAAGTAACGGCAGTTTCTACATCACTGACATTTGTTCTTGGGAGGATACAAGAGGTAACAGAACGATTTTCAAATGATGTTGGCAGCATAGCTGATAAGATGGGCGTTATCGAAAGAAATTTTGCTAGAGAGATGGAGAAGAGAGACGAGGCGCATGTAGCAACTATGGAGAGGCTATCTACCCTTGAGGTAAATAATTCCGTTAGTAGGGTAAAGCTTGCATTTATTGGGGCAATTGGAGGATTGACTGCAAGCGGAATTGTTACCATTGTTGTTTTTATTTTTATTAAATCAATACTTAATGGGGCATAGAAGTGAGAATTCGGGCACGCTCGGGACAGCGGAGCATTTTCCTTAACGGTAAATTTTATTCTATGGATGATCGCACTTTTATCACAGTAGATGATGAGGTGGGGGCTAAACTTCTATCTATTAATCCAGACATATGTTTACATCGAGATAATTTACCAAAGGGAGTAGTGGCTCCTATATTGACGACAAAAGATTCTCCTATCTTTGTGGTTATTCCCACAAGAGGGAGAGCAGATCATTTAAGAAAAACCCTTAAAGAGGTTATAAGTCAAAATCCTGATGGAATTATTGTTATCAATGATGGAGCGCAAGATAATACGGATAGCGTTGTGGCCCTTCATGGGGATAAGGTTAGACTTATTAAGAACCCTGGCAGGCTTGGGATAAATGCCTCTCGTGGAGCGGGGAATGGATGTGTCCCAGACAATGGGATTGTTGTTGAGCTTGATGACCATGATTTACTTTTACCAAATGCTTTAAATGCTATAAGAGAAGCGTTTTTTGATCCTTTTATTAACCTTGTATATGGGGATTGTGAATTTTATGGAAAAGAAACTGGTAATTTTATTAAACCAGATTATATAAGTTGGCAATTGAGGGATGATACGTGTTATGCTACCGGAGTAAGGGCGTATAGAAAATTTGTATATAATGTTGCTGGAGGGTATCGAGTTGGAAGGATTGAGGAGCCCGCCGGAGATTATAATTTATTCCTTCGGATTGAGGCTTTATCCGGGGGTGTTGGGATTAAGAGAATTCCTAAGAAACTTTCCATAGTAATGAAATCTGGTGATGGTGTGAATGTTGGATTACAAGACATTAACGCTGAGAAATTTAGGGGATTAGCTAGAAGCGGAAAACTATTGGGCGTTTCTGAATTGCATGGTAAAAAATCTCCTATAAGTCTTACTATCGTGGTTGTTACCCATAATTATGGGATGTATTTACCGAGAGCCCTTTCCAGTATTTTTTCACAGACGATGCTTCCTTCAAGAGTTATTGTTGTTGATGATTCTTCAGACAAAAAGGACAGCGCAAGAAATGTTGCAGCGATGTATCCTACTGAGTATATAAAGACTAACTTTAGGAATGGCAACAAAGCAAGAAATGTTGGGGCAAGGCGTTGTACCGAAGATGCCATATTATTCTTAGACGCTGATGATTGGTTGTTGCCCACATTCATAGAGACCTTTATGGATAGTATGAAAAAGACAGGTGTTGACGTAGTTTATTCAAAATGGCATTCATTTAAGGACTCTAACGGTTCTTTTAAACTTATAGAAAACCATTATGATGGTGCCCACCCAAACCATCCTCGTGATGGCCAGCTTCTAAGGCACATGAATTATATTGCAATGCCAAGTTTGATTAGAATGTCTAAATTCCCTGGATTTGATAATGATATTTTAGTTGGGCAAGACTGGGATTTGTGGTGGGCAATGATGAGAAATGGGTGCAGTTTTGAGTTTATTCCAGAAGAAATGTTCTGTGTGTTTATTCACGAGAATTCTGTTTCACAGCAATCCGATCATCTTAAAAAATTAGAAATAGTCAGGCAGAAAAACATTGCTTTAGATTTGAAAGGAAAAAAGTAATGTCGATTAATCTTTCTATTATTGTCCCAATATATTTGGGTCAGAAGCATGTCGGAGGGATGTTAAAGTCTTTATTGGAGAATACAAGCCAAAGATTTGAGTTTATCCCCGTGTTTGATGGAGGGGGAAAGATCGAGGAATGGATAATAGAGAGACTGGTGCTGGGGTCAAATAAATGTGAGCTTTTTCCCATTCGCACCATAAGTAGATTAGGGTTTCCAAGGGCCGTTAATTGCGGGTATCATGCCATTGGGAATGATACTAAATATGTGGCTATTTTAAATCAAGACATTCTTGTCCCGAAAGATTGGGATAAATATTTAATGGATATTCTTAATAGGTATAAAAATCTTGCCTGTGTTGACCCTATGACGGGAGGACATGGGATTCCGATGCACCCAAAACAGTTCATACCAGCCCTTGCCAGTTGTGATGTATCTAAGCCTGAGACGATGAATGATATAAATAGGGTAGCACTAAAAGAGGTATCTAATGGTGTTGGATATGTAGTTAGTCGTTTTAGTCCTTTTTTCTGTACAATGTTTAATAGGAAGATATTTGATCTTGTTGGGCCAATAGATGATAGGCTTTCAAATAAGAAGACCGCTTGGGGACTTGGAGAAGATGATGATTGGTGCCATAGGGCAAGAAAAAAAGGGTTTTTGATTGGTATATGTAAAAAGGTCTATGTTTATCATTATTGGGGGTCTTGTTTTGGCGAAAAGTTGAGGAGTGAAACAACCAAATCAAGACTTGAATATCTTGCTAAAAAGCATGGAACATGGCCGAATAAGTTTAAGCATTTTCCGTTCACAGATGAAGAAAATAGATTAATGCGGGAAGGATGTAAGTAAAATGGCGAGAGTTGTCTTGGTTAATCCGGCTGTTATTCTTAATAAGTGGGGGAGTTATGGCGGGGCAAACCGTCAAGAATCTTCTCTTAATCATGGACTTCTTTCTATAGCCACATTCCTTAATAAAAATGGGCATAAGTGTAGCATTTTAGATTTACGCGCATGTAGCGACATGGGGGATGCAATTGCCAAGCTTATGGGAATGGCCCCTGAAGTCGTTGGGGCAGGGGCGATGAGTGTTGACTTCGGGATGGCTCTTGAAGTGCTTCAGAGGGCAAAGGAAGAGCTTCCTTGGCATCCTGTGACCATAGTTGGAGGGGTCCATGCCTCTATTTCTCCTGAAGAAGGAGATAAGCCTTATGTAGACTATGTGATTGAGGGTGAAGGAGAGTTAATCCTTTTAGACATGCTTGACACCAACTTTGAGAAATATAAGGACAAGAAAATTTTCAGGGGAGAGAGACCCAATCTTAATGAACTTCCATTTATAGATAGGTCATTAGTTGATTATAAAGAGTTAAATACCCCTTATTGGAAAGGAAGGTCCCCTTATGTTACGATGATGGCGGGAAGGGGATGCCCATTCAAGTGTGCTTTCTGTCAACCCGTTCCAAAGTTGGTTTTTGGGAGGACAAGGCAAAGGGACGTTTCTAACATAATACAGGAAATGAGAGAGTGCAAAGATAAATATAACGCTGCTTATTTTGACTTTATAGATGATACGTTTACAATTAATATAAATTGGGTACATGAATTTTGTGAACAATATAAGGCTTCCAAAATTGGAGTTCCCTTTGTTACCGCTATTAGAGCAGACATTATAGTTAAAAATGAGCAAATGATTAGGGAATTGAGGCGAGCCGGATGTGATACGGTTAGTGTCGGATTTGAAAGTGGGAGCAATAGAATATTAAGGTTGCTCAATAAGGGAACGACGAGAGAGATGAATCTTGAGGCAGCGTATATTCTTAGAAAGCATACATTTAAAATTGTAGCCAATATTATGTATGGAGCGCCTACAGAAACGCCACAGGAGGCAAGAGAGACAACCTCAATGGTGAAAGCTATTAATCCCGACGTTTATAGTCCTGCATGGTTTACTCCGTATCCTGGCTGTGCCTTGTATGATACATATGGGCATTTATTGTTTTCTAAAGACTATAAAGACCTTCACAGGTATCGTACGAAACCAAAGATCAGGGGCGTAGATTACGAGGCTATCTCAAAAGAAATGTACGTTGAAGGATAATGGATTATGATAAATCTTAGCACTGAAGATTTCTATTTTAAATACCTTAGAGAGTGTTGTGGTTTGAATCCAGATTGGAATGTTTTAGATGTTGGATGTGGAGAGGGGAGAATGGTTGGTCCTTTTATTGATTTTTTAAAAGGACGTTATTGTGGATTTGATGTTATTCCTTCTAAGATAAATGAATGTAAAGATAAGGTTAAGAATAATCCTAATTTTGATTTTAAGCATGTTGATGTAAAGAGCGACAGGTATAACTTAGGTGGAAAACTATCCTCTAATACTTTTGTTTTTCCATATGAAGATAACACATTTGATCTTGTTTTTCTTATGTCTGTTTTTACTCACATGGAAAGGGATGGGATACTAAACTATCTTTTTCAGATAAATAGAGTATTGAAAAACAATGGGATTTGTTTAGCTACATTCTTTATAATAGACAGAGTTTCTTTGGGCTTTATGAATATGGGGTTTTCTTTTTATGTATTTAAAGGAGGAGATCAAGGGATTTACTATTTAGACGGCAAGAAGGCTATTGCTTATGGCGAAGGGGTAATAAGAGAAGCCTATTATCGGAAAGGATTTATTGTTAAAGAGCCCTTTATTCAGGGGGGGTGGAGGATTGGGTCTCAGGGAGTTTGTTTTCAAGATTGTATTGTTGCCAGTAAAGATTAAGGGGCATACATGAAATAGCAAAAATCTTTATTGAATTTTGTGTAACGTAGAAGTGAAACTAGAAACAGAGTATGAAAGGGAAGAATGATGAGTGGTGGAGTTTTAATCCAAAGTTCGGGCGTAAGCTTAACAACATTGAAAGACGGGAAAATGATCGAATTTGATAGTGCGAGTGTGGCAAGGGTAACTCCCGAACAGGCCGATGAATTACTTAATAGAGAGGCGATAGGAGGTGAAAAACTTTATTTCCTTGCAGGAGGAAAAACTGCCAGCGGAGTTACCGATAAGACGCCTGGGAGTTTTAATCGTTTAGTGGAAGAAATTCGTAAGCTGACCCGTGATGGTCGTATTACCGAGCTTACAAGGTTTTTAAGGGATGCACTGAGTAAGTCTGAAAGTTTATTGCAAGATTTTCAGCAAAAAAATATTGATACGAGCACTCTTCAGGAAACGGCGAAAGCTCTTGGGAAGAGGGTTGTAGATGATGAAAAGATGTCTGAGTCTAGCCAGAGGTTATTAGATAGTGTTAATGAGAATATTGTTAAAGGAACACAATCTGAAGGCCTTGCCAGAAAGGATGCCGCAAGGGATGGTACCTTAGAAGAAATAAGTGGAAAATTTGAGATAAAAGATAAGAATACGGGGCAATCTCGCGTCATTGATTTAAGCGAGGCTAACGACGATAATCTAACGGTAGATGGAGTCAAGAAAGGGGTTGATTCTTTAGCCCTTGAACGTGAGAAGATAAGAGATAAGGTGCGTCAAAAGAGGATTAAGAAAGTTTCTTTAAAGAAAAAAGTTATGGGACTAGATAGGGGTTAGAATTTTTAAAAATGGGGCAAGGCCTTATAGAAAGGTTGAGATACTGCGGTCCCGACAGTATCTCTCCCTTGCCCCTTTCTTAGGAGGTATGATATGGCAGGAAAAAGAGAAGGAAAGCACGATGTTATGGCCGTCCCAAGGGATGTCAATAAAGTCCCCCATGCAGTTCTTGTGTTAGCTAAGGTTGATGCAAGCGGGAACGTTACAGGGTATTATTATCCCGAGCTTACAAACGAGGATGAGACAACGGGGACTGCAAGAATTAGGGTAGATACTGCGTAACACAGGGGAATATAGATGTTAAGATTCCAAAGAGGTAGAACAGCAAAACTGTATTCGACCTGGAAAGTAAACGATATAATGGTTGACCCTACCAGCCCACAGGTCGCCATTTATCATGGGGATGATGTAGTGATTGTTGCCACTACTCCTACTAAAATATCTGATGGATATTTCTTTTATGAGTTTAGTATTCCCTCTTCTTGGACTCTTGACTTATATAACGCCTTGTGGACAGGGACTCTTGATGGAATCTCTACGGCAGAAGAGGAAACATTTGAGGTTATTAAAGAGGATACTCTTACTGGATCAGATTTACCAAGTGATACCTATTGCACATTAGGGGATGTCCAAGGTATTATGAAACAGGTAGATTTAACTGGCCTTGTAGATGTTGATACCTATATGACTGATTATATCTATCAAGCTGAAGAGGATGTAGATGAAGCAATAGAGAGAACATTAAAGCAGGTAACAGAGACTATTTATCTGGATGGAACTGGGCAAGATTATATTATGTTACCGAGATGTCCCATAATTGGTGTTGCTGATTGCGTTATAAGGGTTGATAATTCTCAGAATTGGCTTACATTTAATAATATTGTATATATTAATTGTACAGATGTTGATGGGGTGGTTATAAGGGCTGCTTCTACGGATACTGAGGTAAAGGCTTCTGATTTATATGTGGATTGTAGCATTAGTTTATTAAGGATTCCTCAGAGTGATTTAGTGGTTGCAACTGGCGCATGGCCTATGATGCAATATAGTTTTATTGAGGGAAGGAATAATATAAAGATAACCTATACCTCCGGGTATACATCTGGTAATTTTCCAAGGAGGATTAGAAGGCTTGCTTCTTTATTTGTTGTAAAAGAGTTCTTATTAAGGAAGGGAGACAGGGATAGCGGGGGACAAGTGAGTATGGGAGTGGATGGGATGTCAAGAAATTATGGAGCTTTACCATATGAAGGCCGATTAGCCTTCGTGGACGCAGAGATTCAGAAAATAGCGAGGTTTTATAGACGAATTGGAGTTTCAACATAATGGCGATAATACTGCGCACGCACATACCCGACTCCAGCGGCCTCGACGCCTGGTATGAGGACCCAGACACGGGGAAGCTCTGCGACACGCCCGTGCATTTTCACGATGGCGTGTTTGACGAGGCGGGTGTTGATGCCGTGATTGCACAACGGGCGGCGACCAAGGCCCTTGAGGCCAAGTTGACCAAGGTGCGCGCTGCTGGGGATATGGTGCTCGGCAAGATCAGCGGTCTCATCGACGACGCGCTGGTCTATGTCCAGGCATATCCTGACGTGACAGGCGATCAACTCAAGACGGCATTTGTCAATCAGCTTAAGACGTGGGCTGCAAACTGGAATGGAGACTAAATGATGAAGACTTTGTGGTTTGTGATGGACACAGATGAGGTTAATTGCATCCGAGAAGGAAAACCCGTGGAGTTATGGACCCCCAGCGGCCACGAAACGATTGAATCGGCTTACATGGCGGCGAAGGATAACGACTTGGATGATTATCAAATCGTTAGGGTCGATTTCAAGGTGTGCGATTAACGAAAGGGGATAGAAATGGCGCTCTCCTTTGAAAAGGACATCGGCTTTTTTCTGTTAACTGATACAGATTTGATGAACTGGAACTACGAGGACTTTGATGTGTTTGCGACAATCGACGGAACTTGGTTCGCTACGATTGAGGAGGCGCGTGCCAAGAAACAGTCCCAGGAGCGGATTATCAAGGTTGTAGTGGAAGAAGTACTTTAATGGCAGTCGTAGTATTCGATAATGGCAACGCGACGGATATCTGGTCCGACGTGCTAAACTGGGTCGGGGGCGCTCTGCCTCTGGCTGCTGACACCGCCGACATCGACGCCAACTGCACGCTCGACATGAACGACATCATCGCTATTCTGGACGTGGGGGCGGGTCTAACCCTCACGATGCAGGCGGGGAATAACATCACGGGGATGACGGGCACTTGTCTGGGGACTGGCACAGTCTACATGGGTGCTGGGTGTCAGTTTCTTTGGGATGTCAATAGTAATACAGTAAGTCCGGGGAGTTTGACGATCACGGGGCGTGGCACGTCTGGAAGTATTTGTCTCATTGATAATGTTCACGCGACGGGCGGTGTGGATCATAATCTATCTGGAACGAGCTATGACCTGGAGTGGACAGATTTGCATAGCGTCTACCGTCTATATCCTGTCGCCTCCATATTTCGTTTTGTAGACTGCGACATCGAGGGGAAGAGCCAGTATTTTAGATTTCGTGGCACATTTGATGTTCTTGTCATTAAGAACACGTATATTAGCGGATTTGCTATGGCTCTTGATGGTCCTTGGTACGCGCCCGGAGCGCGCCTCCAACTCGAAAACATAACATTTGGTGTAGATCGGGATGGGAATGTTCAAGCGAATACGATGGATTTCATTCCGCGAGCACAAATGGGCCTATGTTACATGCGAAATGTGCGGTTCACGGCGGCGACGCAAATAAACACGACTGTGCTTGAGGACGAAGATCGCATTATCGTTGATAACTACGGTTTTGCTAACGATGTGGGGACACGGGGCATTTGGTATACGGATACGCTGTATTACACTCTTACGAGGTCCACAACCAATCCCTATGCGGGTGAAGCCTACTGTGCACTAGTCACGCCCAAGGCGGGGTGCGATGCAGAAGGTAAATATCCAGAACTTCATCTGTATATCCCCATCCAGACTGGCGACAACATCGAGGTCACCACCCACGGGCGGCGGAATGGTCTCTCTGATGACTGTGCAATCCTTGTAATCGACGAGGAAGAGGCATGGTTCACCAGTGCCAGCCATGCCCCGACACTCACCAACAATAATACGTATTATGAGTTCACGCAGACAGCCAGCGGCGCGGCAGGGACGGCAGAGAAGGGCGCAGTGCGGATCATCCTGCGTGTGTTGGAGGCTCCTGTAGGCGCGGATACCTTTCAGTGGGGCGGGGTGACGGTAACGTGCGGGGGAGTCGATTACGTTGTCTCGATGCAACAAGGTAGCGAGGGGATGCCGATAGCGGATGAACCAGCGGCAGGTGGCGGTATGTTGCAAGCTAATAAGAGGGGGAATAAGCAATAATGCAAATAAAAGCAGGTACAGTAAGTAATATCATATATTTTAAGCTGGTTAATGTAACAACTGGTCAACCTGAAACTGGTGTGACTATTACAGATTTAGATCTTAGTTATGTACGTGACCAGGCTGCTGCTGTTAAAAGTGACGCAATAGCTCATGGGGCTGTGACTGATGCTTATTCGGCTAATGAGTGTATTGAGGTAGAGAATACTAATACTCCTGGTTTATATCGTGCAGATTTTCCTGATGCTGCTTTTGTTGCTGGCGTTGAACGAGTACAATTGTGTGTTATTGATGGGGCAAGTCAGACAATTGATCCTGCTTATATTGAGGTTGAGTTGTCTACGAATGATAATGATGATATTATTAATGCTATTTCTGGTATTGGGACGGCTGGAGGGGCGGCATTAAATACTGATGTTGCCGATGATAATTATAATGGTGGTATTCCTGGCGTCACAAGTGGAACCACTAAGGTTGGCACGGAGACAGGAACTTACACTAATACTTCTCACTTGGATGGCGCTTACCATATTATGACTCACGATACTCAGGTTGTGGATATCGTTTATCAGTTCCTTTGTGGTGGAGGTTCTAGCATTGTCGCGGTAGTTTGGACGGGTATTTTGAATCCGAATAAGGATACGCTTACTGTTTCGTTGTGGGATCATATAGCTCCTGGATGGGAGGCGATTGCTGTTATTGATGGGCAAACTTCTACTACGAATAATGTAGTCAGGAATCTTATTCCTTATGCTAGACATATCGGGACATCGGCGGCAGAACTTGGGAAGGTTTATATGCGGTTACAAAGTGCGGCTGCATATAATCATATCCTCAGAACCGATCAGGTATATGTTTCATATGGTATAACATCGCGGACAGTAGGCTATGCTGATGGTGCTGTGTGGGTTGATACAGTAAATGGCATAGCAGGGACAGAATCCTTTGTTAATGGTATAGCGGACAATCCTTCACTGACATGGGCTGACGCACTTACTATTGCAGGGAATATAGGTTTAGAAAAGTTTCATATCTCTAATGGCTCAACTATTACACTCTCTGGTAACTCTGATAATTATACCTTGGTTGGGTCAAATTGGACACTTGTTCTTAATGGTCAGTCATGTTCAGATATGTATGCTCAAGGTGCTACTGACATAACAGGAACTTGTACGGGAGCAAATCCACCAGATTTCTTTGATTGTATGTTTGGAAATGCAACATTACCGCCATGCTATATGACTTATTGTGGATTTAAGAATACAATTACGATGGGATCGGCTGGAGATTTTAGTTTCGATCACTGTCATTCAATGGTAGCTGGTGTTAATACACCAAGTCTTGATTTTGGGGCTGGTTTAAATGCCAGCAATGTTAATCTTAGAATGTATAGTGGTGGGATTGAAGTAGAAAATATGGGTGCCGGAGTTGGCTCTTATAATATGAGTATTGAAGGCCATGGGCAGATAATTATAAATGCTAATTGTTCAGCTACATCCCTTATAGCCGTCCGTGGTCATTTTCGGATTACCGATAATGCCGCTGGAGCAGTTAGTTTATCTGAAGACGCTAGATATGATACTACCCAGATTCAAACCGCTTCAAATGCTGCTTTGGTTGCAAACAATCTTGACCATTTATGTTTGACCGCGACAGGTGGAACGGATATGACGGCGGAATTGGCTGACAACACGATCTTTAGCCGTATTATATCACAGGGAGATACTAGCGCCTTTATTCCTGCAACTCACGGGCTTTTACCCATTCGTGTCCAAGGTGATGCGGCGTGGATTACGGCTGTTGGATTTGCGGTAGCTGGAGATTTGATGGGATTAGTAGATGATGCTATAACAGCCGTCAAATATGATGAGACTACGGCCTTTCCTGTTAGGTCTGATGATGCAGGGGTTACACAAATAGCTCGCGTAGGAGCGGATGGAGATACATTAGAAACATTGTCCGATCAGATTGATAATACGCCCGCGAATGTAGCCGCTGTAATATTGGCTACTCCTGCGCAGTTATTGGTTACAGACGCAAGTGGGCATGTTACAGCCGAGAATATGCGTGGGACCGATAATGCGGCATTAGCGGCTACCGCTCTGTCTACAGCACAATGGACAAACGCTAGAGCTGGATACCTTGATAATATTTCTATTGGCGCAGTAGCCTTGGCTGTTACCGCTTTAAGTACCGCTACGTGGACAGCGGCAAAGGCCGGGTTTATTGACATTGATATTTCCTCGCGCGCACCCTTAGCTACCGCCCTTACGGATGTTACGTGGACAGATGCTAGGGCTGGCTACCTTGACAATATTTCTGCTGGGGCCGTAGCATTAGACGCTACCGCCCTTAGCAATGTTATATGGACTAATGCTAAGGCGGGATACCTTGATGTTATTATCTCTTCAAGAAGTTCTCATAATGCTGGTGATGTAGCCGCTTTAATCCTTGATACTCCTGCAAACCTTCTTGTAACGGACGCTTCTGGTCACGTTATTTCCTCAAATATGAGGGGAACTGACAATGCTGCCTTAGCTATTACAGCATTATCTACTGCGCAATGGACTAATGCCAGGGCTGGGTATCTTGATAATATAAATATTGTTGGAACGATAGCCTCGGATACTGATGTTGCTAATGCCCATGCAGTAACCGATGGGTTAATAGATGGTTTACATGATTTTAATCCTGTAACTCAGCAAGTTATTGTTGCCACTAATAATGATAAACTGGGATACAGTTTGGCTGCTGGTCATGGATTGGCTACCGCTGTTTCATTGGCTGCTGTAGCCGCTAATGTTATATTCATAAAGAACATTGCCGAGGCTGATGAGAAGATTGAAACGGGAGTATCTGGATATTACGAGGTTGTTACATATGTAAAAGATACTACAACAGAACTTAAGAGAAAAGGTCTTTATAATCAAAGTGGTAGTCCGATAGGGAACGTAACTGATACCGTATTTATGAGATTAGAGAGTGCTCCATAATGTATTATCATTTAGGAATGCTATTAAGTCCTATTTCTGGCTCTGAAGTTGTTACCACCGCTGTTTCTTCAGCAGAAGGTATCGGGGCAATGATTGAGGACTTTATAAAGCTTGGCTTAGGAGATAATGCTACTAAACGTCCCACGTATTGGTATCAGAAAATTAGGAGTAGCACAAAGCTTCCTCAAGATGTAAATGCCAACCTCGTTATTGATGGGACAAGCCATGAATATTTAGGGCATCCTACGGCCAGCGTAAGAGATAATGCGAGCTTATTTGTAAACAAGGGACAGATTTATGTTGTTATTCAAAGAAGTACTCCAGAAACATTACAGGTGCAAGGTCCTGGAGGAGTGATGGAAAGTGTAGTCGCTGCGTATAGGGGAACAGTTGTAGCAGCTTACGACGTAAGACCAGGAGATCATTTAATAGATTACTACGGAAAAGAATTTCGTGTTTTATCGGCTGCCCCTGACTTCAGTAGAACATTTATATCTATGCACTTACTATTAATCTCTGGAAATGAATTTTAGATGCCTAAATTATTTGAAGTAAAGGTGGAAAAAAGGGGATATGATAAATTATTAAATAGATTTGATAAGATAAAAAGAATATCAGATGATTTGGTTAAATCATTACAAGGACTGCCAAAGGAAGTAGCATCAGAAGCAGAAAATAAGTTTGAAAAAGACCCGTTAGGACAAAAAGTTTTTTATTCTGATGGGTTTAGAAGTACTGTAAAAATTCCTATTATAGTCAAAAATAATAAGGAATCTTTGCAGGCAGAAGAATTAATGAAAAAAGCCGTAAAAAAGAAAGAGGAAGAAATAAAAGTAAAAGTTGAGGAAATAAGATAGTATGGCTCAATATGTTGGATATAGAACGATTCGTGATAACTTTTACACAATGTTAAAGGCTAATCCAAAATTAGACCCCACAAATGATGAAGCCTATGTAAGGGCTATCTATGACCGTAAGTGGATTCCTGGTGGACCGTTGCCCTGTGTCTGTGTATACATTGCCGGGAAACCTGAAGATCAACATATAACCATAGGGTATAATCCCCATGTAGATGTCCTTGTCACGATTGATATTGTAGAGACAATACCCGCTAAGAATATGACAACTGCTATGAAGACTTTATTGGGAGAAACAAAGCTTGATAGCGTAAAAGATGTAAACGATGAGGTTTTAGAGATTACCGATGAGGTAGAATCGTGGATTAGGGGAGATGAAACAGATGCCGGTAAAAGGCGTAGAAGATTAAATTGTTCTCCTGATGAAGTAAAAATTGTTTTACTTGGACCAACTAATTTTGGAGACATGATACAACAGGGGGCACAATCTTATATATTCGGGACTATTAATGCTGTGGTTAAGAGAAGGCTTCTTAATACGTAATAGGAGACTGTGCGATGGTTGACGTAATATATATTGGGCCGCATAAAGAGGTTAGTAGTCGTTTTGGTATATTCCCTAAGGGAAAGAAGGTATCTGTTGATGAGGGCATTGTGCATTTTTTCAAAAAAGAAAGTGGGGCCTTTAAGGTTCTCGAAGGAAAAAAAGAAAACGGAACCCTTAATATTCCTGCGTTAGAAGAGACTGAGAAGCCCAAAGCAGATGACTGTGGATGTGGCGTTTAAGTATAGTTAGGAGGAAAATATCGTGACATATAAATTAGGATCAGACCAATTTTTTCATAATAGTAACGCAGAAGGAGGGGGCAGGGCTACAACTGGGATTGTGGTTTCGGGGGGTATCTTGAACGAAAGTGAGGTTCGAGAGGTTCGCTCAATAGGTGACTGGAAGCCTGTAGTGCTCCGTGAAGGAATGTTGAGGGCTACCGGGTCCGTGAACCTCATGCTTCAGACTGAGGGCATCCTGGCGCTTGCTGAGAGAGATGGAAATGGACACCTAACATCATTCGACATTGAGGGTGGAATAGATGATTGGAGTCAGATTCATCATGCCTGTAAGATTGACACTTTAACCCTTAGTGCTGATGCTGGTGGAGAGTTAATGGGGACATTGGCATGGAAGGGAAGGTATGCAGAGGATGGCGGTGGTGGAGGGGCGCATGCCCCGTCAACAAATGATGTTTTAATGTGGTATGAAGGGGCTGCGGCTGGAGGCAACTTTGCTACCCAGGAAATTATTGGTTTTACGGTTAATATTTCGCACAATTGTGACTGGGTTCCCCTTATTGACAATTCAATAGACCCAAAGAGGAGTGCTAAGTATATTCGTGAGGGACCGCAAGTCGTTAGTGCTAATTTTAGATTTCTTGAACATGAGAATTTTGATATTGCCGCTGAGTGTTTAGCGTATATTGCGTCTGCTACGCTTACTTTTACGAATACTTGTGATGGGAGCACCATAACCATTACATTGACGAATCTTCAAAGAGGAACACAGGAAATGCCGATTACTCCTGATTTCGTAAATATGGGAGCGACTTATTCGGTCCAGACTTTTACTGTTGCGTAAGAAATTATTTAGCGAAGGAGAATGAAATGGAGCACAAAATTGGTGATGTTAAGTATGTGACAAGGAGTATATCTTTTGGTGATCGTGCGGATATTGTTGAAGAGGTAACAGGATACAGGCTTGATGAGGAAGATAATATAGTCCCCTTTGTTAATGGTGGATTAAGGTTAATAAAAACTGTTGTAACTGGATTGAAGTCTTGGACATTTAAAGGGGTAAATGAAGACGGGAATCCCGTAATTGACACAGAAAAGCCTATATTACCTATTAATGATGAGAATGTTAGGTTACTTCCCGGAAAGCACGGGGTACGCTTACATAGAATTATAGAAGATGAAAATGGCTTAAGTGAAACAGAAGAAAAAAACTTATTAAGGCAGTAAGCCAAGTTTATGGGGCTGAACATGGATTAACGCTCACTGCCTATGAAAAAAGAATAGAACAGAGATTAAGATTTATTAAAAGAAGAGGGATTAAATCTATGATTAATCCTTCTCATAGAGTATATGTGGCCATTAAGAAGTTTGGAATGGGAATATTAGCTATGAACTGTAAATTGGTAGATAAGATGCTTTTAACGGATTCTGTAGTTGAGACATTTGAAGAGATTATTACGGAGAGAATAAGGAATAAGTAATGGGTATCATTAAAAGCACTTTAGAGTTTGGGATAAAAGCTTATAATTACTCAAGTAGTATTGTTGATGAAATTACGGGAGATTTACGCGATCAGATGGCCGTCTTAGACCAGATAGGCGGGAAGTTTGCCATGTTTTCCCGTGAAGCTAGTGCTGCCATGATTGCCGCAAGTCAAGCTACCGCCAAGTATAATGATTCTATACAAGAAATGGCTAAAACAATAGGGAGGTCCAGGGAAGAAGTTGAACTAATGGGAGGGATTATTAAAAGAACTGGCGGGGAGATGTCTGATTATGTTCAGATTATGGCTGAGATACAGAATATACAAAGGATGTATAAAGCGGGAGAAGCCTCAGACATTGTTATGAAGCTAAAAAAGGGCCAAGTTATTAAAAAGGGGAATGAGCTTTTAGGGGATGAACTTCAGATATATCAGAAGATATCTAATGCTTATCAAAAAGCAACAGAAGCGGGAGAGGGACATCGGTGGACAGTCTCAGTGCTCGGGAGAGAATGGACAAAGTTTTCTGATGTTCTAGCTTTGACCAATAAAGAATTTGATGCTATGACTGTGCGTTCAAAGGGAGGGGGAACTTCTCTTTTCTCAGAAGAGAATATTAAACTACAAAAAGAATATCGACAAACCGTTTCTGATCTTGGTGTTGAGACAAGAAGGTTCGGCGAAATATCTCAAAGTATCGTAACTCCTGCTATGATAAAGTTAAATAATGAAACTTTAAAGTTTACAAGATCGGCAGTTGATTTACATGGATCATTAGCCCCTATGTCGAAATTAGCTGTAGATGTCGGTACCAAACTTAGTCTCCTTGGGATACATATAAAAAATCTTCCATTAATTTCTTTACTTACGGTTGTGAAAGGATTTCAAGGGTGGGTTGAAGTTATGCGAGATTTAGATATCACACTTATGAAATTCGGGTCACGTCATCCTATTTTAGAAAAAGTTGCTAGAATTTTTACCGTTGGTCCTGGATTTGGTCCTCCCAAGGGGGGAACTTGGGGGGAAATGGGACTTCCAGGGGGGGAGGCAATGAGGGAATATATAGGGGGAAGAGGAGGACTTGGGAAAGGGGGGTATGAGCGGAGAGGGGGAATGGCTCCTACGCTTATTGGGGGGCTTGAGAGTGAAGGGGGAAGGAAAACAATGCTTAATAGATTTTTGTCCGGTCCTGGTTCTGCCATGATAGCAGAAGCGTGGCAAGACCTTGCTGTAAAAATAACACAAGCCGAAGAAAAAGGTGAGATGGTGGCAGGAATAAAGATTGAGGAGTATAAGCAGTGGCAGCAAGAACTTAAACAACTTTGGTCGCTTTATTCGCAATTTGATGTTCCGATTAAACAGTTACAGGATATGCTGGACATTCTTCATATAAAATATGTAAGAGGAGCAGATGCAGCGGTAGATGCGTCAAAAAAGATACGTCAAGGACTTGAAGGGATAGAGGCTATGGGGAAGAGAGACATCTTTGGCGATCTATTAATGCAGCTTTACAATCTACCCAACCAGGTTGTCCCCCCTCTTATGGATATTGCTGCCGCTCAGTTTGAGAAGATTGTTCAGATGCGAAAAGGGCTTCAAGGAACAATCGGGTTTAAGTCTCAAGGGTGGTCTGATATTCCTAAATATCCAGGAGTTGGACTTGGAATGGGGAACCAACCAGTTCAATTAAATATTAATTTAGGGGGTATGGGAGAAAAAGTTAATGAAAGAATTGTTACTGGCGCAGGGACATTTCTTGTTACAGTAACTCCCTAAAATGAGAGGACTATTATTTGGGAGCGGTTGTCACAGAAGCAACGGTTATTTTTGATCCAGTACCAAGGGTGGATACTGCTGAGTTTGGATTTAATTTGTCTGTGGCAAGCATGGTGGACTGGGACGAACTTATCAAAAATGGTCTTGGCTGGGATAAGTTATACTTTAATAAAATATTAATGGCTTTAATGGCCAGACCAATTATTGATCCAAAATATTATACAGTTGTTAGAGATGGAGCGACAAGAGAAACTTCAGATGATAAATGTGTGTACGGAGGGATATTAAGGGATACAATTAATCTTGACGGGGCGGATATTAATACCGTTCAATCAGATTGGGAAGTAAATCATAGTGATACCCAGTGGGAAGTCCTAAGTCCTGACGGCCTAGAAGATATATTGGTCCTAAATCATTTTGATGGAGGAGAAAGTTTTCAAGCCCAGTCGTTGGATACAAGGGGGCCTATTGCCAATGGGGGGGTAGTTATAGGGTTTGAGAAGAAGTTTTCTTCAAATATTGAAAAAAGAGAAGATGATTTAACAATAAGAATTATGAGTAATGGATATTGGGTTGATTATTATGATATAGTAATTAATTATAGGGGCGCAGTGGAGGTCTTTGTTCATATAAATGCTGATGCTGTAGCGGATGTAAATGATCCTGACGGGCTAATAGACACTTATAAAGGGACTAATTATTCTCTTGGAGAGATTGAATTAAAGAAATTCTATTCACTAAAAAATAGACCTGATTATATTTTATTATCTATTCTTCCTATTATGAATCTTATTTATATCTCTATGGATACAATTGAAAATGGGAATATTGTCCAAGTCCCTATGCCATTTTTTAAAAACCCAGAAGGATTTTATCAAGATAATGTAGATGGCCACTCTATCCCTAATTTGTGGGGGACTTATTGGACTCACGCTAATGGAACAAAGGGGGCTATTTTAATCAGTGGAAGTGGGGAATTTCTTTTTCATGCAGGGCGTATGCTATTTGAAAATGAGGCTCATTTATTAAGCTCATATTATACCGAAGGAAGTAATACGGGGCATGAAGTAGACATGTTTGCCGATTACATTCTTCCTTTAGGTTCCGATCAATTAAACATACAGTCTCCTTTATTTAACTTAGTTGATCCTGTTAGGTTTCGCTATAGAGTTAATTTCTACTCTATATATTTGGACGGCACTCCAGATGACATGAAATATTCTGACCATGGAGAAATGACTCCTATTGCTTATGGTTGGGATATTTCTGAACCTATTATAGGGACAAAAACTACAAGAGGGACAACTGTTATTTTTGGAGATATGATTAGTATTGATGAAAAGGTTTCTTACAGCCCGAGAGGTGAATATCAAGGAGGATATTGCAATGTTATCCTTGATTGTTATAAAACAGATTATGCTTCTTATAGTGATGCCTTAGGCGACCCTATCTCTGGGTATAATAGGGATTTTCAATTAAATTTAGGAACGAATGAGGGGCTTGTAACGAGGGGGGTCTGGTGGACAGATGAATGGCATTTCTCAAGAGAGAGCACCAATAATTCTTATGTTACCCTTCTTGCTAAGAATATATTTAAAGCTACTGAGTCAAAGTTTTTGATGAAGAATTATAAATTGGATGGAAGAGACCATAGAGAGGCCATGTTGGAGATGGCTCGTCATGCACAGATAGAAGTCCAGGTAATATCTCCAATTAATTCTGCCTTAGTTGGTCCAGATATGTATAAGAATTATACCGGAATTTATCCTGATGTAGATATTAAAGGGCTTGTAGACGGGGGAGAAAGTGTTATAGGAAGTATTTTTGGTGGGATTAGAGGGGATGTAAAAAAGGGAGTAAAAATACCTTGGGTAAATGTTGATCCAAGATTTCCCAGTAAAGAGCATAGTAATAAAAAATATTGGGAAATTTCTAAAGGAACAAAAATCTCGGATGTCATAAATGACATAAGGGGATATTCTGGATGGATATTAGTTCCACACAGGGATTATGCAAGGCTTGTTTATAAGAAGAAACCTGGGTATGAAGGGGTTGTTGGTAAGTATTTCTTTGCTACAAAAGCGGCGGGAGTTCCTTATGACGTTGGCCCCTGGCTTCCTATCTCTCCTGTTGATTATTCCTATAGAGATGATGTCTATTCAAGGATTATTGTGGTAGGTGTCGCAAAGAAAAATGCAAAGCCAGAAGAGGGATGGCCTTGGGATGCCGACAAGTTTACTTATAGTGATGGAGATGTTATTGCAGCCGTTTACAACAATCCCGTAACGCAAGCAGCTATTGGAGAAATAAGAACCGGGGTGTATATTTCTTCTTTAATCGGAGACTATGCCTCATTATATTATACGGCAGTCAATATTGCTAAATGGGTAACTTCAACAAAAAAATTTGTTAGATTTACGTGCGATGTTGGAGAAAGGTGTTTAAATATTGAACCGTTTGACAAGATTTATATACTTGATAATGAGTTCCCAGGGCAGAGTGGATATTATCAAGTTTTAGGCTGGCATTTACAGGGGACAAGGCATAAGATGAGCATTTCTATTGATGCTTGCACTTATGTTTTTTAGAAAGGGATATATATGCCTAGAATGGAAGACTTAGGAGATGTTTTATCTAGGATGATAAAGGGTGTCCAGAAGACTAGAAAGGCTCAACTTTCTATGTTTAATTCTTTCTCTAGAGATGGTATATTAACGGATAATGATGAAGTGAGAATGGTTAGTTTTAGTGGGATTAAACATAGGTATACAATAACAGATTTGGTGGACTAATGAATATTATTGAAAATAAAAGCGGTAAAAAGATACTAACGTATGGAGACCTTGTTCCAGACAATGTTTATCCTGCTGAGTCCGTAAACGCCCTTATACAGGAGTCTCCTGATACTGTATGGAAAGTCCCGGATAGTCCTGGGACCACCTATGACAAAATTTATAATGGATATGGAGCTTATGCCAATAAAGAAGTAAGGTTATATATTAAGTTTAGTCCTATTATTAGTGTTACTAATGGAAGTATGTTATTAATTCCATTTGGATGTAATACGATAAGCCCTGGGTCTAGGGTATATATTGATAATCCTGGAGTGGGATGGTTTCGCTATCGTATATGGATATTTAGTGCGGCAAGTGTTTCTGCCGATTTAGTTACATGGAATAATCCTCCTGGGGGACTACACACATTAGATTATACAATTACAAGTTCTAATCTTAGTTTTCCATTTTATTTGCGTTATCTAACTTTTTCTGGAATATCGGAGCATTGTGTGTGTCTTCCCATAGAGGGGGCAATATGGCCTGCATGTTTTTTAGTTAGGGTTGATTTTGAGTGGCCTATTACATCTGGGTATATCCAACTTGGACTTAATAATTTTAGGCACAACAAGCCATATATCATTGATTCAAGCGTTATATCTTAATTTGGAATATTATGCCAGTTAGTATAAAAAAAACACATGATAATGGAGAAAGTTTTACAGCCGCTATTCAAGTAACAGCCGATGCCTGTAGAAGTTCTTTTAGCGTCCAAGATAGCCCTGGGACTATTTTTACTTTTTATATAAAAACAGATGATACTCTTCTTTATTTTAAAAAGACCTATGACCATGGTCAAAGTTTTAGTGTTGAAAGTAGCATTGTTGTAGATGGAGATGTTCACGAAAAGTTTTATCAAATTTCTTCAGTTATTATTACTAATGGAGTAATTTGGGTTTTTACACTTATGGTAAATGGAACTTATAGGATTTATATGAGTTATGATAAAGGTGGTACCTGGTCATATAAATCTGTTACATAAGAAGCGATAATATTTGTACGCGGATAACTTAAGCAGAGGAAAATAATATGCCGAACATTGAGGTAGGAGGATGGACAGGAGGTTTAGGTCAAACTGGCCCTCAAGGAGTAACTGGCCTTAGAGGAGCTACAGGCCGTAGAGGGGTCACTGGGACAATAGGAACTCTTGGACAGACTGGCATTAGAGGGATGACCGGGATACAAGGGCGAACTGGCATCCAAGGAGTTACCGGTCTTGTAGGAATTACAGGGGTCAAAGGGGTAACTGGGCTTAAGGGTATCCAAGGCGCTACAGGAGTGGGGATAACTGGCCTACAGGGCGTCAGAGGGCAAACAGGGGTCAAAGGGGCCACAGGGGTAGGTATAACGGGTCTACGGGGCACCACGGGGCTTATAGGGCATACTGGCATCCAGGCTGCTAAGGGAGTAACTGGCATCCAGGGAGTGACCGGTCTTTGGGGACGAACAGGAGTCCAAGGTGTTACAGGAATCAAAGGAATTCAAGGTGTAACAGGTTTATGGGGAATTACCGGTTTACAAGGAAAAACAGGGCTATATAAACCTGGGGATACCGGTATTCAGGGAATTACAGGATTAAGCTATCAAGGGGTTACCGGCCTTTGGGGGCGAACAGGAATTGATGGATTAAAGGGAGATACGGGTATCCAAGGTTTTACGGGAATCCAAGGGATTCAAGGGCATACAGGGGTACGAGGGGTTACGGGTGTTGGTGCTCAAGGGACAACAGGATTCCAAGGAAAAACCGGAATTCAAGGGGTTACTGGTCCTACCGGAGGAGACCAAGGGGTAACTGGTTTACGAGGATATACAGGGATAACAGGGGAAGGCGTAACGGGACTTCAGGGGGTGACAGGTCTTCAAGGTGAAACGGGCATCCAAGGTCTTACAGGAATAAAGGGTACTACCGGGATAATG